ATGTTTATTGACCCGATGCTACTTGCAACAGCACCTAGCCCATACTCGGGCTCTCGTTTTATTTTTGAGCCGAAGATCGACGGCCATCGTTTGATATTTTCACAACACAACGGAGATGTCCGCTTGTACACTCGCCATAACAACGATTGTACGCGTCAATATCCTGAGGTTGCTGGTGCCATATTTCCGCACGATATTGTTTTAGACGGCGAAATCGCTTGCGTTGATCCAGCGACCGGCAACTCTGACTTTGAGGCCGTCATGATGCGATTCCAGGCGAAGAAGGCCGATAAGATAGCAGCACTATCCCTATCGTTACCGGCCACTTTCGTCATTTTCGACGTACTTCAGTATAACGGTAGAGACTTGCGTCGTCTGCCACTGATGAAACGCAAAGAAATTCTCGCGCAGCTCCCGTTGCCGTCTACAAGTTTCGGCATTGTACCCTATATTGATGGCGCTGGTGAGGCGCTGTTTGAGCAGATCGAGTCTCGCGGCATGGAAGGCGTTGTCGGCAAGCGAAAGGATAGTAGTTATGAAACGGGGCGACGCTCGGATAATTGGCAGAAGGTAATAAATTGGTCGTACGCGGACGTATTTATAACGGGATATCGGAAAGAAGAATTCGGGTGGCTTGCGAGCATTTACGATAACGCAAAAATGCGCCCAGCCGGTATTATCGAACTAGGCGCAAATCCTACTCATAAGAAGGCGTTTTATAACGTTGTTAAACCGCTTATTACCGGAGAGGACCGCAATTTCGTGTACGTAGAGCCGCGAATTCGTGTACGTAGAGCCGCGAATTCGTGCGCGCGTGAAAATGCGGAATTGGACGCGGGCGGGAATGCTTCGGAGTCCGGTTTTTGTGGAGTTTATTGTTTAGACATCATATTTTTCTTTAATAAATCCAACAACCTCTGAGCGATAAATTCCTTTAATAGCATTAAATGCATCTTGTTCAGTTTTTCCGCCAACACCAATGCTTCTAATTTCAATAAAGATTTCTGCGAGGATTTTTCGAGCGTCAGAACCAGACATATCATTGATTCTCTCTAAAATATCAGTTGTATATTTATCAGGCACTTTTTCACCTCCCTTTTAGTTTGCGTATTTAAACGTGCAGTTCTCTCGCATATACCGCGCGTCTCCAACCTTGATGCTGTTCTCCGTGATCTCTTGTATCCGGCCGCAACCGACCAGCTCGTCCGCTATAAATACGGCGATAGGTGTTTGATCGAGCATAGCGGTATAAAAGTGTATGTCCGCAGTCAGCGGCTTCATATATCGTCTCATAATGAAAATATTACCATAAGGTGCTTGCCTTTTGGGTATTAAAAAAGCAAAAAGACCCTGCCAGCCAGTTATAGGCTAGCAGGGTCTTGGTAGTCTGCTACGATTTATACATAATGTGGATCGATCTCGAATTCTAATACGAGATCGATCCTAACTCGTGAACAGAGGAGGAAGAGTAGATGCCCTGGGGAAAGGTACATCACTCACCACAATTATAGGTATTTCCTTCCCCTCGTATACCTTGATACTTGGTTTTCAATTTTTCCAGAATGTTTTTTTCCATGCGAAGTAAAACAGCAGCTGCCTCCTCGCGAGTAAATGGAGCACCCGGACGGCTCCCGTCAAAGAGCCCCTCCTTCGTAGCTTCCTCCCACGCTGGCGCAGCCCACGAGCTGACAACGTTGATATCCCTTTCTTTGGTAATCGACTTACCCTCCTTCTTCTTTAAACCCAGATACTTCGCGATCCCCTTTACGTGTCCATCGATCAAAGCGTCAATGACTTCCTGGCGCTTTAGTTTGTCCGCGTCCGACGACACATCAATAAATAGGTTCTCGGTCAAGACCGCGGGCATTCTGCTTTCACGGCACATGTGAAGGTTCTTTGCTTTCTGGCCACGGTCAATCACGCCGTGCGGCTTAAGGGTTGCCATGATCTCCATGTGAAGTTTGTTTTGCAAAGACCGCGAGGCGGCCGAAGCATCCGTATAGCGGAAGGACTCGAAGCCGCCAGCTCCGCCGCCGGCATTGCAATGGATGGAGACAAGGAGATCCGCGCCGGTTTTGTTGGCCGCATTGGTCCGTTCCGACAGCTCAAGGAACACATCCGTCGACCGGGACATCAACACCTGAACGCCTTCGTATTCTGCTTCCAGGCGTCGCTTGACGCCAAGGGATACCGTCAGAGCGATATCCTTTTCCTTTAAGCCATTTCCGACTGCTCCCGGATCCTTCCCACCGTGCCCAGCATCAATCCATACTTTCTTCATGACTTAATCCCTTCCTTCGCCTGCTTCATAGCCTGATGCCCGAATACCGCAAATGCGCCTGAAAGGATACCCTGTATCAATGTTTCCACACTCCAACCAATTAAACCGAAGGTTAATAGGATAGCAGCAATCACAACCCCATAGACAATGATCCAGTTTGGAACAGCTGGTATTTGCTTCAAAAGGATACCGATTACCCAACATGCGGCCACCACGATAAACAACCGTGGATCTATCAATTCAAAAATCACGTTCCACTCCATTTACAATTCATCCTCTCGTTAATTAAGTGCGGCCAGCTTAATGCCGGCCCAGACGGCAGCGACAATCCCACCAGTTACACCAGTAATGACCACTCCATAAAACGTACGTTTAAACCATTTCTGGTCCTCGGCTTGTGCCTTTTGTGTCTCAAGTGCAGCGTTCGCTTTCCTGAGCGCTTCTTCGGCAATGGTCTTGGTTTGGTTAAACTCCGCTTCCAGCCCTTCAAGCTTCTGTTTCACTTGTTGAGCACAAGCAAGAGCTTCCCGTGACGTTTCCTTAACATCTGCTACAGACGGTACCAATGCCGCCAGCGGCTTCAACGTCTCCTCAATTCGGGCAAGCTGAATTTGCAGACTAACCAATGTATTTACATCGTGCACGTCACCCACCCCTTGTGTTTGATTCATCCCCCGTCCCCCTAATCTGTCAAAAATTTATGAAGCCCCAAATCCAGGGGCATCTTACTCGCCTTTTTCTTTCTCAGCTTCGTCGGACGATTGCAACCTGGCCAGAGCCTCGCCGATATCATGATCAACCGCTTGTAAGATTTCGAGCTGCTTGTCCGGATATGCTTGAAGCATGATGTTTATTACTGCAGCTATTTCATCCACCGGGGTCGTCAGATCGATAAGCAGTTCCACCTTTGTCATCCTTGCCATAGGGCACCTCCCTTCGAGGCAAAATAAAAGAGCCCGGGGTTACCGGACTCTAATGATTGCTCGTTATTTAATTACTGCGAGGGCTTCCTCTACTAGTCGTAGTTCTTCTTTAGCTTTTGCGATAATTACATCATACTCGGCCAATTGTTTTTGCTTATCGGCAAGTCCTGGTGATGGTTCTCCGTTCATTCCCGACGTTTTTAGAATTTCAATCTCTTTAAGTATTCCCTCTCGCTCTTCAACAGCTGGCTTGATTCGATTATTTTGGATGCTATTTCTTAGTTCTTCCAAATCCGATTTAGAGCTATTCATATACTTGTTGTTACTATCGGAAGAACTCACGTCATTACTTTGATCTTGTCCAGACTCCGTTGTGATATGGATTGTCTTTCCCTCCAATTTCAACTCACCTCCCACAGCGTCTACAACAGCACGGACGGGTGCATTAGTTCTGCCGCTGATGACGGCTCCCTTTTCGCTCAGTTCTTTCCCGTTGACGATAACTGTCATTTCTCCAGTAACCTTTTTTCCGATCAAGCTTTTGACTTGATCAGCAAAAACAGTTCCGCTTAGGGTCAGGAAGATTCCAAGAATAACACCGCTTAAAAGATACGTCCATTTTTTCATTTTCATGAACCTCCACTCTAGGAATATATCTCCAGTATATCCTAAGGCCTAGAGGTTGGGAATGTTCCTCCCCAGTTTTGGTTTTGGCTATTGCCGTGATTATGAGTTCCGATATTCACCGTATGTGTGTGGCTATTATAAGTACTTCTAAGCGAATCAATTTGAGATTGGAGCGAATCTAACTGTGATCGCAATCCAGATATCTGGCCGATGCTTAGTACCAAACCTGTAACAGAAGAACCGTTTGTAAAATGCACAGAACCCTGCAGATAGGTTGTACCAAAATTCGTTCCGATCCTTAATCCGTTATTCCCTATCACATGGAGTTCATAATCAATTGCATAGATAAGACCTTGAGACTGGCTAGAAGAATTGTAATACGTGTGTCCTGAAATATTTGCAGAAGGATTGGTTCCGAGAGTTACCCGTCTAGCATTAAAAATATCGTAAAAAACAAAACCATACGGGTCTAATTCGATTCTTTCGCCCGATAAGGCAGTTTTTATCGAAGCACCGATTATAGTGGTACCGTTTATGGTTCCTCCATCAATAGTCGATGCAGATATTCTTCCTCTGAACTCTCCACTCTGTGCGACCATATGACCACCAGAGCTTACTGTAAACATACCGTTCCCTACATTTATGGACGAGCCAACAATGGCGCCATTCATGAAATTTGATGAATAGATATTCGCTGAATTGGCGGTCAGCCGATTGGCCACCACATTCCCTTGCATATCCACCCGAAACGGTGCACTACCGAAGTTGGCATGCCCTGCAGCGATCCCGTTCGTGTTGATCTGGGTGACGTTATTCCCGCTACCGATCAGTATCGAAACGAAGCTGCCGAGCTGGCCGATTATTGTCTCGGCCAATATTCCGCGGGCCGTGATAGCTGACCGAACCGTTCGCCAGCCGTCCGTTGAAATTCCGAGCCCTTTCGATGTAAGGCGGACCTGCTCCAAAGGGTTCGTCTTCTCTTGGGCAAGAATGCCGCCTTCAGGCGGGTAGATCAGCTCTGTCTTGCTATTGTTAATGTCAACGATTGCCTGTTTCGCTGCAGACTCAAATACCTCCGTCCGGATCCGCCCGCCGGAAAGCAGATTGTCCATCACCTTCCTCGACCGCTCCAGGTCGGCGAGCAGGTCGATGTCATCCTTCAGGGCAAAGTTGGCAAGGGTCACCTTGGTATGCTGGTCGATAGAGTATGGATACTCCGTTAGCTCCACGATCCGGACTCCGAGCCGCTGCAGGCCCATTTGCGGGTCGTATACGGTGGCCGCATCGCCAAGGTCCGGCGGGTGTTCCTCCCGATCTATCTTGTAGAGATCCGCGGCGGTCACCGTCACCTCAAGCTCCGGCATCTCCTTCTTCCGGAGCTCTTCCCGGGTAGACTTCAGCAGCTCCATGGGATCCTCGATGTCCTGCTGAATGTTCTCCCCGTCGAAAAACGGGACGCTGTCGCTGCCCCAGTAATTGACGTACGGAGAAAGCAGATAGTTGACCATAACCTTCCCGTTTTGGATGGCGCCCGGGACAGATTGCAGCAGGCTCCTCTCCTCTGCCGTCAGGTTATCAGCAGACATCCCGACCCAAGTCCGGCCGTCCTTCATCTGAGCAAACATTCGTGTCACAAGGCCGGTGCCGTCGTCTTTGAACGAATCGGAGATTATGTTCTTTTTCGTCCGGTACTCATACCTATCCGTCTGGGATCCGATTTTCTTATGGATGTGGATCACGAAGTTATCCGGACGAATCTCTGCGCCATAAAGGTTCACGACCTGGTTCAGAGCAGCGAGCGCATTGGTCCGGCCGAAGTCCTTGATATCCCAAAGGTCGAAGGTGTCATGTACCTGGAACGTAAAACGTCCGCCGGTCCATGCGCTGATTTTATTCAGCAGCGTGGAGATGTGGATCCCATAAGCCTCATCGATGTATTCGTCATACGGCACCTTGTAATCGTTCAGCTTGAACATGACATGCGTGCAAGTGATCTGAGACGTGAGCTTCTTCTTATCCCGCTGCCGCTGCCGGGTATTGATGACGTAATATTGCCCGCGCTCATCCCGAACATGGCCCTTGATCTGTATCTTTTCAAGATAATCCTCGCTGGTCATAGGAACTAAAAAAGACAGCTCATAATCGGAATTGAGCCGTCTTCGTCGTTCGATACCGTAAGCGTCAATCAGCGTGCCGGTACGCTTCAGGTTCTTGTCAAAAACCTGCAGTGTTGGATTAGGCAATATATCGCCTCCCTAATACAAAAACTTGTCTCGGTGGGTGATCCGGAAAAGAATCGTCCGCCCGGTCGCCGGATCAGTCCAGGTGAGGTTATTTGTCCCCAGGTTTAAGTCGAAGAAATCTCCGTTGTACAAATGGGATACATTCTCCCCGTTCCGCGTAATCTTGAATTTCTCACTGTCGATCACGATAATGTCTCCAGGAACGAACGGCCCGGTGAACTCAATCTCGTCGACATGGTACCGGCTTGCCTTGCCCTGCAGGGAGGAAATGCCGTGCATGATTGCAGTTTGCAGACGCTCCCGTATAAAATCCACGGCCATTCCGCTATCCGCATCCATCCGAGCGGCAAAGGAGATCTCCCGGATAAAGTCTGAAGACATCCCACTCTCGCCATCCATGATGGTTTGTCCGTTCATCTCGACAGCAGATACAGCCACGAGCCCGGCGCAGCCGCTGAGGACGGCCCGGCCGAAGACAAACATGGTTATGGGACGATTAAACGGCAGCCGGTTAAATGGTCCTCCGAACATGCGCCTCCTCCTCTCAGGTCAGGAATTAACCCTTGTATTCCTTGCCAGTAATCACCTTAAACTCCGACGCCGAAATAACGCCGAACTGGACGTAGAGTCGAAGCTGCACGTCCGACACCCATTTTTTCTCGTAGTAGTAAGACAATCTCTCGAAATCACTATTGAACATTCGGTTCTCCCCCTGTTCCATTAGCTAATAGTTTCAATTCCAGCGCGGCCAACATTTGACCTAACGCCTGATTTTGCAACTGCAAATCAAGAATAGCGATATCCTTTTTGACAAGCTCTGCACCCAATACGGCGTTTTGTTGTTTGAGATCAAGGGTCGAGAGGTCAAGTTTTATCTGCTCGGTCCCTAAGGTGCTGATCGTAAGCTGATGTTCCGTGCTTGTCGTCTTCATCTGTGCAATCTCCGCTCCTGAGGATTCAATTGCCTCCTGCTGCTCAGCGGTTTGCTGCCGGATCACCTCGACTTCCTCCGCAAGCAATTCCAGCTCGGTCGGCTCCTGCTGCTGCGGCCGTGTGATCTCCTCGATCTCTTCGGGGGTTAATCCCTCGATCCATAACGTCGGTTGTTCTTGTGCGACGTAAATAGGCGGCTCCCCGCGCTCCTCTTCCAGCAGCTTCGACCATTCGGCGTATGCGGCGTTATATGCATCTTCGGCAGACGTAATGGCGCTCTGATATGCCTCCCACGCTACGAGATCGAAGCGCGGACGGTACAATCCGGGAATAATCGGGATACCGACGATATACCCCGCTATAACGGGCTCCGGCTCAGACACTTCTCCCGGTTGCACGTCTTCCGGCGGGGCCTCTGGCTCTGGCTGGCTTTGATCGATCGGCAGCTCAGGCTCCGCATAAAAAGGGACGACACCGGAAAAGGCATCGTCCACGAGCGTATCCTCTAAATAGAGGCCGTCTGTATTCACTTTAGGTACGGCTTTCATGTGATCCTCCTTTACCGTTCGGCTGGAAATGGTGTTATTGTATCAAGAGTCATCCAAGTGGGAGCAATCGTACCGTAAGGGATGACTTTGCCATCAGCTGCTATTTCGTAAGTTGGGGCTGAAACGACCCCATCCTTAACTGCGATCGATACGCATTGCCGTGTTCTCTTAGGCCGGAATCCTACTGGAAGTATAAACATAGGCTGCTCGCCAGCTCCACCGCCAGCCATACCTTGGATATGAACATTCCCGGCAGCATCTTTGCCGTATTGGACTGTATTGGTCCCGAAGGAAGTCCACCCATTTAGTAACGTCGGCGTAATCCAAACAATAGATGGATCCTTATCCGCCTTTTTGTTCATCAGCACTGAAACCGCGGTCGCATTCTGCTGCACGGCGTCGGTCAGCTCTTGCAGCATCGCCTTTTCGTTAGCTGCGTACGATCCGCTGAATGGGACGATGGGCGACTTGTCCAGCATCAGGTACGTGACGGAATAGGCAGCTGATGGATCGTATAAACTTTTCTTAATACGGTACCACGGATCAGAACCGCTCGGCGGCGGATCGAAACTAACGTCCGCTAAACTGTTTCGATAAAACGAAAAGACCTTCATCGGCTTATACTTCCACTTCGACCCGCCGCCGATTGTTGCATGATTGGTATAGTAATAAGCCCCGTATCCCGGTTGCTCGCCGTCATACAGCCTTATCGCCTCCCGAACCACAATCCCCGTTCCAACCTCTACCTGATTATCGCCTTCGTTAAACGTCAGCATGCCTTCGGAAACGATAGGTTCGACCGTTGGCGTGGCGAGTTGGTATACGAGTTGATATGGTTGCCAATATGCGTTGATGGGAGCAGGACTTGTTGGTAATGTAGTTCCAACATCCTGCCAACCATCTAAACCTGAAGGTGTACGGTATACCCACGCTTTTGTTCCCGAACCCGTGTAAATAGCGCTACCACTTCCGCCAGCAGGATACATCTTGTATCCCATAAAATACGCCTTAATCTCGTCGGCTGTCGGCGTGTAGTTGTCGCCCCATCCGCTGTCTGCGTTGGAGATAGACAACAACCAGCCATGAGTATCTGAATAGTCCACTGCATCTACCCTCGTCGACGTATCAATCAGACTCAGTAAACTTCCTTGATACTTAGTAGCCCAATACTTTTGTGGGGTTAGCGGTAAAGGCAGTTGTCCGACCGGAACAGCCACACGTTTAAACCCGGTATAGTTGTTAAGAACTACATACGACAATGCACCATCTAATGCGTTTCCCTTCCACTTCGCCAGCTTAAAATACTGCCCATCCTTCTCGAACACATCGTCAGCATTCGAACCTGTCAGCGGATCTGCGTATAAGTCCGTTTGTAACGCTAGCATAGAGTCCTCCCGTGGTTCGAACGGTTTGGCACCGGTGCCGATGTTCAGCATCGGGTTCTTAAAAGTGAACGTTCCGATCTGTCCACCGCTCGACACGAATATCTGCATAATTTCGCTGCCAGTAGGCGCTTCAAGCGTTATCAAATCTTGGTCTACCCAACCAGACGAGAGGAGGATGTTACCTCCCGCGTCTCTAAAGTCTAACCCGATCCGGCCGCCGCCCCTCGACCCGATTGAATATGTGTACGATTGGCCGACAACTGGCTTCATCTTGTAGACAGCGCTAACTGATGTTGAAGATGTAGCCGTTATAGTATGGGCATAAGGCGCATCGCTAGCCCCGGTTGTCGTTTCCCACTCATAAAACGGCGGCAGCAGATTTTCCCCGTACCGGATCGCATACGGATTCCGCACAGGCTGAACGCTGTCGACGTATGGATACTTGGCGGCGACTTGTTCTGGCGTCATGGTGTCGAGTGCGGCGTATTCGGTTGCGCTGATTTCGTATACGCGTACGGCATCGTAATAACCGTAAGTATTGACGTCACCCAATACGGCTAAGTCAATATTTCCCGACGACGAATTGGGCCTGTTCTTTCTCCAGATAGTTGTAAATTTATCTTTTGCAGTAACAGGTCCGGCATAACTGCCTGTAATTGCTCCACCCCATCCCGCAAATAACTCTTTCGCATTTCCGTTCTTGACGTCTGCAATTAGGACATAGTATCCGTCGACCTTTAATCCCGATATAGGGATATACGCTATCCCGCTGTTAGTAGCGGAGGATACCGTCGTGGTGACTCTTAACCCATTAATCCCTTGCGTCTTGTTCGTAGAGTCCAGCGCTGCTGTTGCGTTGCTTAGACCGATACCTGTTAAACTCTCCATACCACCATTACGCCCCAGCAGATTCACCAACGTCCGCCCCTTGATTCCGCCTAAGGAAAAGGCAGCGTTACGCTGTGCGTTGAGGATCTGCATCCCAGCGTTTAGAACGACGTCCTCGCGCTGTTCGATATCGAACCGGTCCTTGGTCTCATCGCCAAGCGCGTTCAAGCCGGCGGAAAGCTCACTAATGTTACCGATCGCGGCGTCGTGATCATATGCGGTAAAATAACGAGCCACCTTCGTTCCCATGGCCCAGGACTGGGCAGTCCCTTGAAATCCCCTGGTTACTCCGCTGAGCTCATCCCCGGTCTTTTCGGTATACAGGATCGTCTCGGCAGCTTCATCTGTCCCAATAGTGAGTAGGTTTGGGGCATCCGGAAGAACCGAGCCGTCCACGACCTGGATCGTATCCTGTGTCGCATCGATCGCGGCAGCCAGCTCGGTCCCCGGGCTATTGACTTGCGCCGGATACATTGTCTTCATCACAACACCCTCCTTACGCCAATGTCAGCACAATTTGACCGGTCAGCATCTTATAGATGTCGTTAGTCAAAATGCTGCGCGGTGTCTCCAATGCTCCGAAGTAGAGCAGGTTCCCGCCGGTCGCCGCATCCCGGATCCCGATGTGGGATACCTGCCCCCAGTCCGCCGTGGCCGTCGGCATGACGACGTCAGCGCTGTTCTTCATGGTCGGCTTCAACACCGTAACCCGTTGACCAGTCGTCGGGTGATAGATGTTGTATGTCTCTATAGTCGGCGCGCCGAACGTAATTTCTTGGCGGGAGTACCCTCCACCAGAAACCTCTTGGCCAGTATCAGCTGCCGTCGGATTGCTGGTGTATAGCGCCAAATAGACCTTGCCCGGCCGGGTGTACGCAGTGTTCCGGAATACCTGGTTCAGCAAAGCCGTGGCCAAATAATTGGACATGTTCATGCATCATTCATCCTTCCATGAGGTATTCGTTTCGAATCTTAAAGCTATGCAGCGTGGTCGTTCCGATGTTAGTCAGTACAATAACAGGGCTTGCCCGCTCATCCCCGATCGACTGGACATTAACAACCTGGGGCGACCGAGTGATGGTCAGCTCCGTGATCCGCTCATCGCTCTCAGGGAACGGATCGTACATCTTGAGGGGAATATCAATGACTCGGTTCCCGGTGGACTCATCCCAGCTCATCGTGCCGCGGTACTGAGCGAAATAATGCTTGCCCGGCCGATCGGAGAATACGAGATCCAGAACGCCGCGCCGGGTGTTGAATTGTCGCATTAGCAACGAAACCGTGGTGTCATAGTCGCCGGTAATAAAAAAAGCCAGGCCAATTGGCCGGGCTCCATATGTGCTTCCAAAATCAACCTCACCGTCCCGCTCGGCGATCTCCACGGTGTTCTCCGTCGCTTCCGGCAGGCCGGGGATACTCCGGCGGACCAGCACCGCCCCCGTTTCGGAAATCCACTCTCCATTCACAGATACGTCCATCTATTTCCCACCCCCTGTCATGGCGAGACGTCGGTAAGTCCGCTCGCGTTCAGTGTAAAGGATCTCGGCATCCGTTGGATCCTGCACCTCAACTCTTTCGATTGACATATCGATGTGATTGACCGTCTGCATGACCACGGGGTCAGATTTACTGGCCATCGGCGCTGCAGCCTGCCCGCTGACCAACTTCCAAAGCGTGTTTTGTTGTTCCGGGTTCAAGTACATCTCGCCAGCATGGGCGATTACCGGTACCGCCTCCCCGCGGCGTCCCTGCACAACTCCTCCATCTTTGAAAGTCTGCAGCTTGCCGGTATCCTTATTAATGCCGTACAACTTCCGGAGTTCCTCGTTTCGAGCTGTAAGACGCGCCATTTCCGCCGTATCCCCGCGCGCCTTGGCTGCGGCCCAGGCATCCTTATTCGCATTGTATTCCTGTAGGTCCAGTTCGGCCTGGCTCGTCTTACTTTGACCAGAAACCTCGGCCATCCGGGACAGTTTGGCATTATACTCCGAAACGAACTGATCGAGGTCTGCAAGGATCTGCTGGTTGGCTGATTCATTGGCACCGATCCGAAAATCCTTGATCGCATTCTCGATAAATTGCACGTCATTCTGGTGATTCTCGAAAGCATTCTTCAGCGCTTCATATCGAGCCTCGGTTTCCTGCCTTTCGTCGTCGAAAGCTTTCTCCCGCTCGCCCTTCTCATCCACCAGCTTCTGTTTCTGGTCTTCCAAGTCTCGCTTGCGGAGCTCCCGGCTACGCTCTAGCTGCATCCGCTCGATTTCCTCGGTAATGTCAGCGAGCGCTTTTCTCCCCTCGGGGGATACAGCGGTGCTCAATTCCTGCTGACGGGCTAACTTCTTGGCAAGTTCAGTCTCATAGTCCTCGTCGACATTGAGCTCCTGCTCCTTTGCGATCAAGTCGTCGATTGCCTTAATCTTCTCATTCTGAGCATCGACATAGGCCTTCTTGCGCTTTTCGATCGCATCTAGCTCGGCTCTCAATGAATCATCTAGACTTTTCTTTTGTGCATTGAAAAAGTCGTCCGTCTCTTTCTTGAGGTCCTGCATCAGCGCTTTTCGCGCCCTGTAAACTTCCTCATCTGCACGTTTGTACTCTTCCGAGTTTTTATTGTACCGATCTCGGACTCGAGTCCAAGCAGCCAGCTTCATCTGCTCGATCTCTTTTTCCGTTTTTCCGGCCTCTTCCATCCGACGCTCTTCCTTCGCGATCCATTCCTCCGAGTTAGCGAATTGGGCTTGCCAAAGCTCCTTCCGAGCGCGATACAGCTCCTCATCAGCTTTCTTGTACTCTTCACTGCCCTTTTTATACCGGTCCCTAACCCGAGTCCACGAATCGACTTTCATCTGTGCAATCTGCACCTCGGTCTTATAGGAATCCTGCATGCGTCGTTCTTCTTTGCTAATCCATTCCGAGGAAGCCTCGTACTGTGCTTTGGCCAATTCTTTCCGGGCTCGATATAACTCCTCGTCGGCTGACTTATAAAACTCGCTGTCTTTCTTGTAGCGATCACGGACTTTCGTCCAGGTATCTACCTTCATCTGCGCAATTTGGACCTCGCTTTTATACGATTCCTCCATCTTGCGCTCTTGGCGATCGATCCAAGTGGCCGACGCTTCATAATTCGACTTGGCGCTATCCTCCTGCAGGCGTTTCATCTGCAGGTTAAGCTCACGCTGATCCTCAATGGTTTCCTTCAAATGCTGTTTATGATTCGCTTGGATTTTCTTGAGGGCCTTGAGCTGCTGCTCGGCTGTCTGATCGTAAAATTCCGCGTTGTACCTTGCCGTGGCCATCGCCGCGTCAAAAGCAGCCTGACGTTGTTCCTTCGCAAGCTCGGCTGCTGACTTGCCTTCTTTCTCTTTCGATTTCTTCTCCTTCTTCTTTTTCTTTTTATCGTCATCGGCCTCTCCGCCGCCTCCATAATTCGGCGGTTTGTAGGCGAAAGCGTCCAGGTTTCCGGTGGTCAAATTATTCAGCGCCCGCTCAGCCTCCAGCTCAGCGTTAGCGTATTTATTTTGCTCCTCCGCCATCTTCGCTGCAGCCGCATTCGCTTGAGCTTGTACGCCGGCGGCCACGATGCCCCCAAGCATCCCACCGACCCGAGTGAGAGAGCTCTTACCTTCGGTCATCCCAATATCCAGGGCTTTGCCAGAGATCGAACTCATCACCCGGGCAAGAGCCTGGTAGTTCTTGATTTGCGCTTCGACAGCTGCCTTTTGAGCAGCAGCAGTCTCCTTCAGATTGGAGATCTGCGCCTTGGCGCTCTCAACGGAGGCCGATACGAGATTCTTCTCAATGTCGATCTGTTGAGAGACCAGATCCACATTGGTGATCCGGATCCTCCCCTCCTCATCCATAAGAGCATGTAAGCCTGGATACTGTTTCTTCAGCGTGTTGGTGATCGCCACAAGCTCCTGTTTCTGAGCTTCGTCCACCTTCTGCACCGCATCCAGTTCCTTGTAACGCTTCAGCGTTTTCTCCATCTCAAGAATTTTGCTGTTCTTGGCCGCAACATCCTGCATTTCTGCCTTGGCCATATCAAGAAGGGCCGGCGTTGATTTCTCTGCTTGTTCCCTCATTTTTTTAAGGGCCTCAGCGGCTTCTTCCGCATTGCTGAAATCCATATCTCGGAGCTGCTTGTCGATTTCCTCCAGCGCCTTCCTCGCCTCATTCATCTCTTTGATCGTTTCGGGAGGGATGCTGATTCGGGTTCCGGCAGCAACGTCTGTCGGCATCGCCTTTTGAGCTTCGTTCAGACGTTCCTGGGCTTTGGCCCGCTCTTCCAATAATGCATTCAGAGTCTCCGTATCGCTCTGTAATTTCTTTAAATCTTCCGCCGTTCGGTTGGCCGGGGATTCGGCGAGCTTCTTGTTCAGCTCTTCCTGGTTCTGCGCAAACGTCAAAACCGACTCCGCTGCCGCATCAGCAGCCATTTTATACGCCCCGACGCCGGCAGCGGCCACTGACAATATCGTTACTACCCAGCCAATTGGCCCCATCGCGATGTTCATAGCTCGTAGCGCCGCCGTAACGGCCCCGATTGCGACCGTCAAGGTTCCCAAAACCGTGACCAGACCCAATACTGTCACCGAACCTGCAGCGATGCCTGCAACCACCTCTTTGTTTGCCTCGGCCCAAGTCACAAATTCCTTGATCATCGGCGTAAGCTTCTGCATGATCTGTTCCAAAATCGGAAGAAATGCTTCACCAAGCTCCACACGAGCCATTTCGACCGTTTGACTAAAGGTAGCCTGCGTTCCTGTATAACCGGTCATAGCCGAGTCCGCATTGCCGGCGAACATCGCCGATTCCTGCATAATGCCGTTGTAAGCCGCTTGGATCTTCTGCGCCTCGGTCAGCTTAGCCGCTGTTGTGCCAATGGATTTAGCATATCGGTCATACATCACGGACAGGTTCGTCGTAATGCCTGCCGCGTCGGTCAGATCGGAGTTCCCCATCTTAATCCCCTGGGCAACCTGGCGGATCGCTTCGTCCCATGTCAGATGCGCTTCCCGGTTATATACGGCAGCGTCGGCGGTGGCGGTCATAATCTCCTTGGTTTGTTCTAGCGTTAATCCGGCAGTAAGATACGTCTTTACGGTATCCGCCATGGCTGTTCGGCTCAGGCCCCAGCGGTCCGACAGCTCCTCGGCCAGACCAATCGACTGCTCTGTATCGAGATTAAGCGACTTAGACACTTCTGTTAGGCCTTGGTAAGATTGTGCCAGCTTATGCGCCTCGTCAGACAATACCTTCATGGTCTGTGCGAGCTTCATAGTGGTCATGCCAGTTCCAAGGGATGTTAAGCCGGTTGCTAAACCGTCGAGCCCCCGCTGAGTCTCTTTCGCTTCACGGGTCGTTTCCTTCAGCTCCTGTTCAATCTTATCGATATGCTTGGCATCCAGGCCGATCATGCGAAGCTGCTCCCGGACCTGCTCTAATTGCTCCTCGAGCAATTCCGGATTGGTGCTTTGGATGGCCTTATTGATCTTGTCGATCTGGCCAGAGCTAAGACCGATTTCTTTCAAGACCTGATTCAATCCCTCCAAGCCATCCCCGGCCTTCTGCGCCTGATCTTCAAGATCCCATATTTTCTGCGCAGTCTGGTCTGATTTTTGGGTCAGCTTCAATAGCGCCGCTTCCGTGCTCAGGATCTGCTCCTGCAGCTTGTTCTTCCGCTGTTCGTTAAACGTATTATCATACGATTCTTTGAGCTCGCTGAGCTTTTTCCGCTGGAGATCAATTTTGGCGTTGGTATTATCCAGTTCCGCCGTGAGCCGGGTGATTTGGTCCTTAGAAGAGCCGATCTTACTGAAAGCTGTGTCCATGCTTTTAATATCCGTCGCCGTCTTCTTCCCTTGATCACCGAGCCCGGCAATCTCGTTTTTCACGGCTTTAATCTCGGCCTTGAGCCCCTGTGCTTCCGCGGTCATGCGAGCTCGCAGTTCTCCGATCTCCACAGCCATCCTACACGCCTCCCTTCATCCGCGCCAGCTGCGCTTGATATTGTTCCTCCGCCGATTTCGGCGACTCTGCCGGCGGCTTCGGCAGCATGCTGGTGATCCGCTTAACGATCGTTTCCCTTGCCTTTTTGTCTACCAGATGAGGGTACGATACGATGTCTATCTGCATCAGCAGTTCTTCCGCCCGGGTCTGATCCTTCATAATCAGCATCTTAGGAAGGTCGACGAAATAGTACTCGTTCTCGACCTCGTACTGGGTCTTTCCAAGCACCGCGCAGCAGCGCAAAACAAATTCATCGTAGGTTATTAAACGTCGGCCCGATCCATCCGCTTGACGATGCTCTGAATGAACTGCTGCGCTATCGGAGGAATCAGGCCGTTCAAGTTTTTTAGAGCTTCGTTCATGTCGTTCTTTTCCCAAGTCAGCCGGAGAAACTCCGTGCATTCCCCTAAGGCGGCATGCTCGTCCAGATACTCGAGGGGAAGATCACTGAGGAGCGAAGTCAATTCATAAATTTCATCTATGGTAACGTCCGCGGCGGCCACAATGAACACCGCTCGATCATTTTCAGGAGTCAGGAAAAGCTTAACGAGGTAATCGCCAATGGTACCAATATGGTCCGTCAGCTTCTTGAGTCGATTTCGGGTTAGCTTGGGGATCATAACCCGCTTGCTGCCAAGCATGACATGCTCTTTTTTTCCAAGGTTAAACATCCTTGATCATTCCTCTCTCAGGAAATAAGAAAAAAGGAGAAGGCCTGATGATCAGCCCCCTCCTTGCGTAAGAATCGATTATGCCGTTGCTGTAATGTCGCCCCATGTATAGAGCAGACCTTTCGGCGTTGCCGTAAGCGACGGGTAAGCCATTGCCGAAACGGTCAAGCGCAGGTTGTTGTCCAGGACAAAGGCCGCGTTCATGTCGAATTTAATGCCAACAGATTCAATATAAATATACCGTGCTGGATCCAAAACCCCCTGCGGCTTGATCACGGCGCGGCGACGAGGAAGTTCCTTGCCCGCTAATCCGGTGACCTGGTACTTAACCTTATCCGGATCGGTAGCGTCAACAACCTTCGAAGAGTTGGGGTTGTATTTGATGACTTTTTCGAAGTCCATGTCTGGCGTCTCAAAGTCAATGGACCCGGTCGTTCCCGTCGAAATAGATTTGACCGGAGCCGTACCAGTCTGGTCCGTGGTCGGCTCGAAATAGGTTGTCGTCGTGGCGAACGTGATGCCGCCTTGGGTCAAATCGATGACGATGCCGTCGGGTTCAAGCAAGCCGTCTTCGCCCACGCCCCATTCGAAAATACCAGGGCCTGCGTAAATCTGATTTACATCACTCATGGTTATTGTTCCTCCTTAACATAAAATACAAAATTGGTTGAATACATCGGCCGGTCCTGGTCGTCGAGTCCGATCGGTATCGGACTCGACTGAACGGCTGTACTGGAATAGACATGCGCGTTACCGGCCATGTAATTGCTCCGTCGATGCAGCAGCTTGATCAGCTGCTTGGCAAGCGACTCTGCGCCCGCCATGTTTTCCGGCAACGCTTTGTACGACTTTCCCTTCACAATAATCTGAAAGGTCGGCCGCTCGGTTGGTACATACTCATGCGGAGCGTAGCCTCCGGTACCGAAAATGAACAGGCAGGGAAGTTTGGTTTCGGGCAGTTCTGCCGGAATGAAGTTAGGGTCCGGAAATACGGAAAAACCGGCATCTGTCAGATACGTAATCAAGTCATTTGCGAGCATGTTTATTCACCCTCCAGGACGCTCTTCAGCTCCTGCAGAATGATGTCTTCATTCATCTTCAGGGCGTTCTCCAGGAACTTCTTCCCCGGCATATAGCCTCCATGAGACGGTTTGCTCCTTGTCTTCTCGCCAGGCGTCATTTCCACGACCGTTCCACTCTTCGTGCGACGGAAGCCTTCATGCTGGACCACAGCGTATCCATCGACTTCAGGGCTTGTCCCCATGTCAATGTACATCCCCGTAATCGCTCGCTTGACCTCACCTATGACGAGAGCAGCCTCTAGATCGCCTTCATCGATCGGGGCCAGTCGCTTCGCATCATGGATTACTTTTAAGGCCAGTCGGGTCAGCACGGTCTCCAAGCGGCGATCCAAATCGTCCTCCATCCTCTCCAACCGATCGACCATTGCCTCAATCCCCTCGAGGCTGAAGCTAAACAAGTTATGGTCGGCCATAAACAATCACCTTCTTCACGTCGTCGGTACCGAGATACTTCCTGACTTCAAAATGAGCGACATCGCAGCGGATCTTCATGCCGAGTTCATTCTCATATTCAAAATAATCGTCGAAGGTGACGGCTTGCGGGCCTTCCAGATGGATCTCGTATCCGATCATAATCTCCTCGCCGCGGGCATTCCGGATCAAACGCTGCTCCTCGACCACCTTCGCCGCCTTGACGGCACTGGTAGGCGGCTGCGGCCTTCCCCAGTCGTCTTTACCTCCAACGTGCCAATGCGTCACCGTAGCCGGGTATCCAAACAGGCTCATATCAAGACACCGCCATACTGCCGCTGCGCCGCTTCTTCGGCTGCCTCCTCGGCCAGTTCGTCTGCGGTAGGCCCGAGCAAGGCGCGAACGTCTGGGGCAACGTCAGGACGCTCACCATCCTTGTAGCTGATCGACTCACCATTATCCGTCACCGTCTTGACGTTATGCTTCTGGTACTTGAGCGCTGGGTCGATCCCCTGCAGCTCCCATACCGTTTGAAATGCAACGATCGAAACGGCCATCGGAGTAATGTCAGGGTACCAGCGAGCCAGTTTCCGCTCAGCCTGGACGAGAGCGACGGCCTGCTTCTTCTCCGTGGCACGATCCCAAGCGTCCGTGTCCAGCATATTGGCCGAGATCCAAGCGCCCACCTCTTGAGGATCCATACCTATCACCTACTTCTGTTCGGCTGCTTCGATTTCTTTGCCGAGCGTCACAGCATCCTTTTCATAAGCATCCGCGATACCAAGTTCAAACGCTTTTTCCTGCAGTTCCTTGAGCTTGCGCTCAGCCTCCTTCTCGGCGATGCCTTCTTTCAGCTTGGCCTCACCAAGACGGCCGGCGTTTTGTACGCCCAGCTCCTTCGCCCTTTCCCTGAGCTCGTGCAATTCCGTATCGTGTTCGTCCGGTTGCGCTTCGATTTCCACTGCAGCATCGGCTGCAATTACTTCTTTCGCCACCTCTTCATCCACCTTACGCAATACTTCTCCGGGATTTCGCCACCTGCCGCTGTATTTGACGACACCCGTCAGTTTGATATCCAATTCGATCATCCTTTCACTTTTGTTTGGGAATAAGGAAAGGAGCCCTTCAAAAGAGCTCCTTAATATACTGTTGCCGAAACTACACTATCTGCCCAGGCGAATGCCGGGAAGGATAAGGCAACGCCAGCAGTACGCAGGCGGATCGGGTTCTTGGTGATATCACGGAATACGTAGATACCCATATCTCCCGTCTGAACAGGTTCAATCTCGGACATCATTTCCTCAGTTGTTTTAGCCCACAAATAGTTACCTAGTGGACCGTCAGGAAGCAGCACGAAACGGTTTTGCGGCATCATTCGCACGGTTGTAAAGCTGAGCTTTCCATTTGTAAGTTTTCGGTCTTCCGTGCGGGCTTGAGTGTCATAGGCGACTAATGCCGGAAATTCGAGCTCATCAAACACCGATTGTAATTGTGCTCGAGTAAGCTCTGGCGGACGTGCATTTCCGCTAGGGTTGCCGTGATAATGTTGTCGGATCGAAAGGTTACGTCGCAACAGTGTAATAACCTTTTTGCTTGTCATAGCCCGTTTAAGCGCAATACCCATATCAGCCCAAGCATCAATCCATTCTTGAATGTCGTCCAGCGGCTTCGAGTTTTCAATGTCATCCCACTTGTCCGTGCCAGTGAGCACCGGCTTTTGTGCAGGAGTATACCCGTAATCGACTACGACCCGGACATTATCCTCGACGTAATTGACACCACCGCTCCAGACGCTGGTCATAGCAATCCATTCCTTCCGAGCTTGGATGGCATCCACAGCGTACTGCGCGTCATTCAATTGCTCCTGTCGTAGCTTATTACGCTCCGCGTCCCGCAGACCATAACTCTGCGAGGCCTGAAGCGCCATCCGGACCAACTTCTCGTCCATATAACGACCGCGCTGAATTTTAGGAATGGTCACCCGACTTCCAGTCAGGCCTTCACGAGAACCGTATTCAACTTCGGTACCCAGCTCAGCGATTTGTGCCATAACGGGCAACTTTGATCCACTGTCCTTAATAATGTCAACCGTCAATTCGTCAGTTTCCTGTGGTGGGAACAACACAGGGTGGAGATACTCGTTAGACACCTCGAGGTTCCGGGAATAAACGAGCAGGTCTTCCCCGGTCAAAGCCTCATCCAGTGTCAGATCGATCGGATCATAGCCAGCAAAGGTCTGCAGATCCAGTTTGTAACGCAATTTATACGACTTAATCATATATATGTTCAATCCTTTCCGTGTTTGGATATTAGGCAAAGACGATATGCGGCATCTTCTGGCGCAGCGTGTCATCTACAGTGACCGGGATGCGGTCTGCGATTACCTTTGCCACCTCGTACCCGCCAACAACATGATCGCCGTCTTTGACGTTGACCGTACGCTTCAGGATGACGGTTGGGTTCTCGCTGCCATTGGTGCCTGCAGGATCGTAAGGCACAAACTTCCCGGAGGCGGCGAGCTTCGCCATCGGCATACCTTTCTTGATGATCTTGTCACCATTAGCATCCGCAGTAACGGCTGCCGAATCAATCGTGATCCCGTTGGTCACCTCACGGACCACTTCAAAGGATGCCAGAATTTCGTACTCGTCCTGGACAGTAACGCGCGGTCTTGGTTGCAATCTCATATTGATAGTCCCTCCTTATTTTCTTGCCCACGGGTCATTCACGGCTTGCCCGCCGATCGTCCCTCGGCTTTTTGCTAAATTGATGATTTCTTCCTGCCGTTTCTTCTTGTCGTCGGGGCTTCCGCCGCCGATATCGGCGCCGATCCGGCCGCCCCCCTGCTTCGATTTGAGCAGATGCGGCTTCTTCTTGGCCAGCGCTTCGAGTGATTCCTTCACGCCCTCCAGCTCGCCCTTGTCGTTCTCTTTCACAGCTGACAGATCGGCGAGTGCCGCAGCGTCCTCCCAATCGGCGAACCCGAGTTCATTCGCCAGCACCTTAACCTCGGCGTTGAGCAAGCGCTTGAATGTCTTGTCATTCTGTTCCTTCTCGCGCGCCTTGATCTTCTCGTCAACCAAACGGTCGATTTCCTCGGGGTCAAGTTTCCCGGATTCCTTCTCCTGCTCTTTATCTTTCGGCTTCAGGGCGGCTTGCATGGCTTCCACTGAGTCAAAACCCAGTTGCTTAGCTAGAGTTTTCTGAGCAGCCTTTTCTGCTCGCGATAGACGTTGCTGCACGAGCTGGTCGAGTTCCGCCTGTGTGAACGTCTTCTCGCCGTTACCGGCGCCGCCGTCATCCCCGCTCCCCCCAGCTCCATCTCCGCCACTGCCCTCGCCGCTTGCTCCTCCGCTGGCACCGCCATCAGCTGCAAATAGCTGCAGGTTCAATTTCAAAGGAAAACGTCTTGCGATATACTCGTACATCTTTTCATCCTCCTGTTTTATGCCCGGGTAGGCTTCCTCGAATAGCAGTTTTACGTCATGCCACGGTTTGGACAAAAGAAAAAGCCGCTCGTTTGAGCGACTCAAATAAAAAACCACCTTCGCCTAATGCGTGGTGGTCGTCATTTCAGATACTTTTCGTAAAGAGGGCTATTTTTCAATCGTTCAACCAAAACCGTATAAACACCGTGTTCTCCAAGCTCTTTAAGCTTATCAAGGGAGCGCACATTCTTACGAACGACATCGTCATTAAGTATGTCACCCTCGACAATCGGTTGAATAATATTGGTGATTGCCGACCAATTGTCTGGATTCTTCATTTTGGCCATGTATTCATACATGTCACTTCACCCCCACGTCGTTCATTGCAATGATCAGCGAGTCCGTAAAACCGGGTTGTGAGAAATCGTAATTCTTCCACCCAGCATTAAGACTGTTTTTGATAGCAGTGATATAGATCTCTCGATTGAAGTGCTTCGTCGAGTCACTGATATTATCAAAAATCTTCTCAACAATCTCATCCTCATGTTCGAATACATAAGATTCGTAAAGCTGAGCGTAGTCTTCCATCTCAATTGTAATTTTATCGACTCGATCTTTCAACGGTCCCCACTCTGCCGTTTTAAAATCATTGTCAAATCGATACTTCATAAACTTCCTACCGAAATCCTTAACAGTGACGGCATCGCTAAACTCGTCCAGTCGCTTAAGCTTAGGCAGCGTCTCGACCAGGTATCCGGAATAAGAGTACGCCAGATTTTCTGATACGCCAACCAAATCGGCCATAAAGTGTGCAGCCGTTTCTGTCGCGGTCTCCTCGAGTTTGAGCCACTCTTTCATGCCTAAATCATGAACGTCATGCTTTAACCCATGCATGTTCGCGTGATAAAACTCATGCAGCGCCGTCTTAGTTTGATAGTCGAAAGGGCGGCCATCGTCACGTAACAATCGATACGCAGACACGTCTGCACGCTCTCCACCGAAATTGATCATGCACGCGCCATTCGCATTCAAGTTTTGATCGATCGAGACAGAGATATGTCCGAGACCTGCTTTATTCAGCAACAATTCAGCAAAGTCTTTTCGATAGAACGTGTCCGCTCCTTGAATATACGACTCGAACCGCTGAATAGATGCACTTTCTGCAGAACGAAAAGGATTGTTTCGCTCGTTAATAATTCGGTTTGCCTGGCGATAGCTCCCCTGCAGTTCACGATATGTTTCAGCGTTGCGTGCCTTAAGTCTTGCAAATGTCCTCAGATCCGGCGTGTCGTTTGGCAACACAGCCTTGTACCGCAACCACTGCTTTCGTGTTTCATTCTTCCGGGCCTTGTCCCGCTGGATCTCGTTGTATCGCCGGATGTTCGATTCGGTGCGGTTATCGGTAAAAGGCCGGTTCGATGCAACCAGCATCCGCTCCACCTCATCAGGTGACTGATACTCCTCGATCCAGGCACTAATGGAATGGACGCAATGAGCATGGTATGGCGGCCGGATCTCCAGTTTTGGGAAGCGTGAATCGTTTCCGCTGATGCTGTACACGCGGCCCTGATATTTCGCGCAATATTCACAGGTTATCCCCACATAGTTCACATAGACCAGGTCAAGACCGTTTTGAACAATCGTGTTCTCGGCTCCAGTGACGTGGGCCTTGCGGAGATTGTACTGAACGACGCCGTTCATGTACTTATCCGCCGGGATCCGCGCACCGTTCTTGGCTACAATGCCCGTGATGCCTTGCTCAGTCATCTTGGCAACGGCTTCATTGGTCGCCTCTCGCCGGCTAACGCCTTCGGTCAGCATACGCTCCGTCGCGGTCCTCACAATCTCCTCCACGCGGCGCTTCGCGTCCTGGGACATATTGTCGGTCGCCTCGAGGATCCGGAAGAAGGCATCGTCCATGATCGCCTGCACGGCCTGCTGATGGATGATCGGTTCAAGGGCGGTGTTGACTTGGTTCTCCGGCATTCCCTGAGCGATCAAGTTGCTGGCCGCCTCCTGGGATCCGGCTTTATACGACTCTGCCAACAGTTCGGACATGCTTTGCGCAGCACCGTCCGTCAGCTCGGCAAGGATCTCGTCGATCTGCTTCAGGATTCGCTCCTTCCGCCGTCGGGTATAACTTCCGGATTCAAGAGTACGGATTAGCTCAAGTAGCCGTTCGCCAGTATGGCTGTAAAGTGCGATCAGCTTGTCCGTGTCAGCCATCAGCTACCACCTAGATTCACTCGCGGCGGCTGAGTAAAGGTCGGGCTCATCGAGTCAGCCGTCTGCTCGTCCTGAATCTTCTGGATCTCGGCCATGATTGCCTCCTCGGACCAGTCCGGATGCATCCGGCGAACCGTAGTCTCCAGCGACTGCACACCGCCGGCATACTTCTCGATTTCTTCTGTGTCCTTCTCGCTATTAGCCTTCGGCAGAAGCTCACCCCATTCGACCACGGGATCGGTTATCTGAAGGCTCTGCCCGCTGATCGCATTCTCGAGGATCATACATTTTCGGATGGCAGCCTTGATCGCCGCATCAAACTTGTCTTTGATTGCCTCGGCCTTGATCACCGATTGAATCCAGAGATAAAGGAGCGCGACTCCGGATTCACCTTTTCCTTCCTCGAGGCCGGCAGCCTGTGGTGACGTTTTACTGATGGCTAACATGTACTTGATCAGCCGAGTGACATGTTCGAAGCTCTGCTGCGTCTTGGCGTCCCAAGTAATATACATAGGGACCGCCCCCGTCTTGTCGTCATAGGATACGACCTCTAGGTCGGCGTTCCGTACGAATCGCCCGCCATAGTCCCGCTGATTCTGAGATGCAACCGTGTCCCACAGTGCTCGGGGAATAGCGAGTTTCGGCTTACCGTGCTTATCAAACACGATGCTATCCCGGGTTATCGTCCAGTTGATCTCCTCCTGGAGCCCGTCAATGTTCCGGAGTGCGGACCGGCCCCGCGGATACGTGAGCATCTCGTCATTGGTGACCATCCCACAGAGCAGCTCGTTTACACCTGTAAGCTCAACGTCTTCCGGGATATCCAACTCGTAATCCGAAGCGTATTGGTCAATTTCGAGTTGGTCTCCCACATTATCGCCATCCATTTTGAAGACAAGTTGCTGAATGGTGAGCCCTTCGGCCTCCAGTCGTTGTCGCTCAACACGAAGGAATCGGTCCTTGCGATTTTCGTTGCCCCACTCTTCGAACCATACGACATCCGCGCCGTGGCCGTCATCATGTGGAAGATAATGGTCTCCCAGGATCCATTCAAACCACACCGCCCCAGCCTCGTTCCTTCGTATGCGGTAGGCCACCCTGCCGTCAACCTGATGCTGCGTGACAGCCGCCCAGATCTTCTCGTTCGGCTTACTGGCGGTCACGACTAAAGATACGAACTCCAGCTCCGGACCTTCCTCCGTATCAGCAGAAATGTTTCCGAGCGACCGGTTCAGGAGATCAGCAGGGACCTCGGCGACCAAGCTGCTGAAGTTGGCCACGATGTATTGATGATCGGCGCTGAACACCTTTTCGACCTTACGCCAGGATCGAACGCCAACACGGCGGTGAACGTAACGCTTTTCTGTAACGACAGAGCGGGCCCTCGGGAAGATCTCGGCGTGCTCGCCTTCATACAGCAACCGGTAATACAGCATCATGCTGATCTCTTGATCAAATGGCGGCGGCGGGAAACTCTTTTTGGTATATATGATTGTCAGGTTCATCACCTACTTTCAAGGCAAAATAAAAAGCCGCTCAACTGAGCAGCTCACTCTAATGTATATTGTCTATTATCCTCATCCACTCTGATGTGACTAATCTCTTCGCCGTTTTGGCTGCCATCGTCATAGAAAATTTCCCAATCCGGTTCCAAGGTTTGGAGCCAGTCAATTAACTCTGAAACTTTCACAGCAAGCACCTCCATTCACCATAATACCAAATTACCAGCCTGCAGGCCGTTGGTTTGCATAGAGCATCTCAGGACGCCGCAGCGGCTCTGCCGCATACCGAAGCGCAGCCATTGCATCATCCATAAAGTTGACCGGCTCATCTAGGTACAGCCCTGTCTTCTTGTCCTTCTTCCATGACCATTGCTGAATTTCCTTAATCGTGTTCACGCAGTCCGGATGAATGTGTATCTTCCGCTGCTTCAGATAGTCAATCTGTGCCTGGACGCTTCCAGGTTCCTTGACAACCGGTGTGGCATTGTAACCAGCGTTCTGCCACATTTGGATGCGGTCCGGCTCGGCGGAATCACAGTACATCGTAAGGTACTTGCTCAACCCTTTGCGATCCGCAATTTCGATGATCTGGTCTGTCGGAAGCTCATGGACATAGATTTCGTCACAAATAAAAAACTCACCATCTTTGACGCCGACGGTGAGAATCGCATTCGCATGGTTGAAGCCAAAGTCCTGTCCATGATGCATGCTGTCGAACATTTCGAACGACGTATCGAAATCATGGATGACGAAATTCTTAAAAATCAGGCCACCCAGCTCGCCCCACTCACCCTCGCCATAAATCGCATAACCTTCAGGGTCCTCGATCTTCCGACGCTCCATCCGGCGAAAATATGCGGGATCGATAAAGCGATTGGTCCGGTAGGTAGAGTGATGCGTCAGCACGTCAGGGCTCTCCCGGTCGAAATACTTCCGTTTGATCCAGTGCTGTGCCGAAACCGGGTTGAATGTGAACGTGATCTGATAGTACAGGTTCGGATTTAGCAGCACGCCCCGCAGCCGGTCATCGAGGATGTCGACGTCAGATTCCTGGAGCTCCGTTGCTTCCTCGACCCAGATCCAAACGAGCTTGCCATGGGCAAAGTTAATGGACTTGACCTTTTCACGGTCCCGCACATCGTTCATGCCGCGAAAGATGACTTCGTTCCCGGTCACTTTGCTGCGTATCGTCAGCGGCGAGCGGAGGATTTCCCAGTATTCTTCGGCCCGCTCTCCGTAGATGCGGTTAATCGCGCCGGTGAGTTCGGCGAAGGTACTGTTCCGGTTCGTCTCATTAACCTTTCGGACGCACAGGAGATTCGCGCCAGCATACTTCGGGTCGCCGAGCTTCAGGATGTAATCTTGGGCGATATTGACGGATTTCCCGGAGCCCGCGCTTCCGCGAAGTGCACGATAGCGGCGTTTAGATCGATTAACAGGTTTGAAGTGAGCGTTGAACTGTACCTTCACTGTAGCTGCGGCGCTCATGATGCATCATCCTCTTTGTCATCACCGTAATCAACGATGATATGCAGCGGTTCTTTGCCGGCCGTTCCCTTCTTGAGCTTTTCAGCTTCTGCTGTCGCCTTCTCGACATCAGCCTTCGTCTTATCAATGTTTAACTGCATCTGTTGAAGCTTAAGTCTACGCTCGTCATTATCGTTGGCCAGCTCAATAAACTGCTTGATCGAGCTTCGTAGCTCGGCCATAGCTCGGGTCTGGGCAGTCAGATATGTTGCGTGGCGGTCCCAAGCGAATTGGAATTCCCATTCTGTTTCTTCAGCATACCCGCCATCGTCACCGCCGAACACTGTTGATTTTTGCTTTTTGAGTTCCTTTATCATTTCGTCCTTAGCCTCTACAAACATGATCTGCTGAGCTGAAATGATCGCTGTATATTGAATCATAATCTGATCCCAGAGCATGTCGATCGGATCTCGCTCAGCGATCTGCTCCATGATCTCAAGGGTCCGCTCCGGAAGAAATTTACGAAAGAAGCCGTGAGTCACAGCATGATCGTTTCGTTCGGGGCCTCCGTGGCCGCCTCGGTTCCCCTTGGCGTTCTGATTACCAGGCGGCGCACCTCCCTTATTTCCAACAGCGTTCTTGTTTCCTTTGGGAGCGCCGCGTTTGGTAACGTTACCTTTCGATTCATTGGTAACGTTACCTTTCAGCTGGGCAGCCCACTTATCCTGGGACTTCCACTTTCGGACCTGTGTATCGGATACAGAAAGAGCGGCGGCGATGTCTTTAAGCTTCATCGTCCCGCCGCTCTCTAGCCACATTTGTTTTGCATTGTCCCGGTCGGGACTTCTCTCTCTTGCCATCTACACTATCACCACCCCCAACAAAAAAAGGACGGCCGCTTGAGGGTCGTCACTTTAAATACCATGGTTATTTTAATTCAATTTCAATTTGTCTATCCAATTCTTCTTTGATCTTCATAGCAGAATTGACTGCTTGCATAATCAAAGATTCTATATGTGTGTAAGAGAGCTCTTCTGGAGTATAATTCCACTTACCTGGATGATCAGGGTCAATATATACGTAGTATATTAATTCATGGAATACCGCTGTCTGATCTATGAAGTCATTAATAAGAGGACTGTATTTTTTTAGAAAAACCTCATTTACTCTAATACTTCGAGTAATTGCTCCTCCATCTTCTTGGATCTGGTCGGATATCCGAAGCAACTCTTCTTTGCTAATTTTTTGATTCTCACACCGCGTCACACTAACAAGTAAAGTGCCCAATCCTTTCGCAATGGTATACAATCCATGTTGTGTTTCCTGAATTTTTTCAATTACAACTTTCTTTCTTATCAATATTTTTTCAGATCGATGACTTAATTTATAAGTCAATGTACCTCCGATCAATACACCTGCTACACCGACAAGCCCTGACACTAATGCCCCTAAAATTGCATCATTCAAAGAGACTCACCCAACTTTTAAAATTCCACCAACGTGGTTATTAATTCTTGCCACTAGTTATCCGCTTTCGAATTGAGTTTTGATCTTCGTTTTAAATTTTTTCCCGCTTGGAGTAAGAAAATAAATGTTAGTATTTAAGTGTTTTACCCCATTACTTATGCAGAAGGATTTTACCGAACTATAACTGAAAGTATGCTCATACAATTCTCCTGGTCTAATTGTCTTATTCACAAGATGAGTTCCATGCACAAAAGCCATTTTTCTCTTTTTAATGAAGATAGTGCACTCTGATAAATAAATAGGCACTATTCCTATATTAACAATTCGACATTTTATATAACTTGGTTCTCGTGAGATAGTTAACACTCCGTCGACCTCATAACTCCAATCAACCTGAACAAACGCTCGCGGATTCGACTCTCTCCTTGCCAAATACAATGCCACTACTACCGCTCCAATAGTTCCAATAGCGGACAACCAATCTGCGATATTCCCAAGCTCATACTTTACCATTGTCGCCTCCTTCGCATTATATTTCGACAAAAGGAGCCATTTCCCTTTTCAATTATTTGAGTTGAGTTGGTTTCTAATATGAATGCACGACTAATCGAGGCATGTGCCAACGCTGTGCCCCTTCTCTACCATTTTCGGCTCTCGCGCTCCATCCCTTCCGCGCAAAATTGTCCCTACCTTAAAATGGCTCACATTTCATCATATATGAGCAAAAGAAAAAGCACCCCAAAGGATGCCTACGCCCGCTTGATCTTCTTAATCTCTTCTTTTAAAGCTTTCTTCTGTTTAGTTTTTTCTTCTTTCGTAGGAAACGGATTTCGCTTTAAATTTTTCAATTTCTTTTTTAGTTCATTTATTCTCGTTTTCTTCCTCTGTCGGGTGCTTAAATGAAATTCGTTATATAATCGGCCATAACTTTTCTTAACACTTTTACTGAAATCTCGATAAGATAAAGCTTTATTTACTGAATGATCTTCAAGTGCGTATTCTTCTTGCTTACCATTTTCAACCTTAATCCATAATATAAGATCTTCGTACTCCAATAAGTGAATCTTATTGTATACTTCATCTGAGGCTTTTTGAATAGCTTCCTCCCAAACTTCAGGATCTTCAGCTTCTGGTATTTCATGATATTTTTCCTTTCCATTAGGATCAATATCGTAAACCTCCTTGCGATACGTGAATTGCAATCTACCTTCGTAACGAATGACAATACTGTACAACTGATTATAAAGTTCAACCAACTTTTTCTCAGTAAGTGCTCTTTTAGTGGTATTTCTACTTTGAAACCATTCTTTAATCATCAATGCCACTGTTGTAAGAATTGCAGTTGCTACTGGAATGATAAATAGACCTAAATAATCAATGTCTTCCATATAAGGTATCCCTCTCTGTTTAGTATTAAATCAAGGGTTATTTTACCTCTTTTGAACATTTCGGTCTACTACAGAACTGCTTCGTTCCCGTCCACTCACCCCATATACACCCTTTACATTTATCTGGTTGCTTTGGTTTATAACGTGGTCGCTGCAGCTTATTACGTTTTCCGGCCATGTCGTCGTTCCTCTCGATTTCGTGGTGAGCTGCCTGCTGTCACTCTGATCAACCATTGAATCCATTTCATAAACCGTCACGCTCCTATTGGAAATAAAAAAGCCGTTCCGGGAAGGAACGACTTCGGAATATATATTCAGTTCATATCTGCAAAGAGATCCGTGAGAGCAGTGGCGCCCGTGCCGGCCGCAGCAAAAACGCTGCGCTCTTTGCTATTAAAAGAATCCGTACTTTGTAACTAGATACGTGTGACAAGACCATTTTAACGAGCAATAAAAAGACAAGTCAAAAGTGAAATAACGAAATAATAATTATAAACCCCTGTTTACCTCGTTAAATATCAATTTTCCTCACTGTTTTGATAATGGTTGCCCACGCAGCAAGTCGCCCGTCGGCATTGCCGGCTTCAAGCTGCTCTCTGCCTTTCGATGGCGAGCGTGGGCATAAAAAAAGCGAGAAGAGGTACGCCCCGGTAACATTGCCGCATTCATGCGACTCGTGCGTGTCATTCTCGCCTTTTTCTATGCTCCTATCGTAACACGGTAGATTCATCATGTGGTCTTCAAGATTCCCCGTTTTTCCCCACATTGTCGTCAAAATTCTTTGCTTATTACTTCGAAGAATCCCATCGTTTTCAATACGTTGGCCATTGTTCTAATGCCCTCTTTAATGCGGCGATCGACCGTGCTATGTGCAACTCCCCACTTTATGAACAACATCGTTTCCTTCCGGCTGTACCCTTGAAGAAATCGAATGTCGATTACTTGCTTGACCTCTTCATCAAGAATCTGACTGTGGGCACGCAGGAGCATCGTCGAAATTGTTTTATACTGGGCGTAAACCCATTTTTGTTTCTCCATCATTATTACAGCGTTAGCCGTCTTGTCTGCGTGCAGATCCTCCTGATCAATTCGGCGAGCTGCTTCCCCATCGATCGCAACCTGAGCCATTTCTTTCTGATAATTTTCGAAATCGCTCATGAATATCTGCATGGATTTGAATTTACTGAGGTAGAATTCCGTCTGCTGGATCTCTGCCTTTGAAGCGTTGCTGAAAAGCTCACCCTGTACCCATGCTATCGCCATTCCCCTCAATCCCCTTTATGCTATAATTATTGAGAGGAATATATTACCGATTGACCCCCGCACCGGCCAAGGATTAGGGGGGTCTTTCATTTATAAGTCTTAATACTCGCCTCCGCGCTTTAGATACTTGTTCCGGTACCCTCTCCGCGGTGCGGTGATCTTATATTTCAAACCGCTGTTTCTGGGTTCAGGCGGCTTGTCTGCTCCGATCGCTTTGAGGTGTGCTGCCAGCTTCTCCGGCGGCCAGAATTCACTCTTCCCTTTATCCAGCATCTGACTCACCTCCATCCTCAACTGTGGGGTCAGACGATATCCTATTCTTGATCAGCATATCAACACTTACCTTGTATTCTTCAGCATAAAGGTCGTCACCGTTCGCCGTATCCTCCACGTCCGTAAACATAGCTTGGGAGAGGTCGTAGAACAATTCGAATCTACCCAATCCTTCCCGCTTGTAAATTTTGATTCTATTCTTGTACTTGTAAATTTCTTTGATACCGGCATCAGACCACATTCTTAAAAGCGCCAGCTCCAAGTCTATAAATTTGGCTTGATTACTCACTGGAGCCGGCTGCCGCATGCCGTCAGCGAGTGAGCGACGGAACCGTTCGTTATCAGCCGTACAACTTAGCACGATCCCATTCAAGTGATTGTTCACTGCTTGTAGGCGCTCGATTTCTTCTATCGATTCGGTTGCTACGGTATCTACCAGGCGATACATGTTGTAAAGAATCGAGCCTATTATATTTCGCTCTAAGAGTTGTCCCATATATTCGCGATTCTTTTTCAGCTGTTCGGCTATTTCCTCCGTCATGTATGTGGCACCTCCAGCAGATCCCGGTTCTCATAGATATTCCCAATCACCGTGATGTAATGGAGCATCCGATGCAGGAGCCAGCTGCCGCAGCATAATTCCATGCGATCGTTGTATCCGACCTCGTATATGCCGTCGACCTGCATGTTCGGACCCTGGAACGGGTGTCCCTTGATCTCTACCAGGTCTCGATCGAATATGTTTTTGCTTTCAATGTCATCCAGGCCAGTGTATTGCATCAAAACATATTCTGAATCTTCGCCGCCGCTGCCGCAGCCATTCTGGAGATTGTAGTAAAAAGCCGTTCCGTCTTCATCAAAGGAAATAGAGTCATGAATGTCCTCGCCGCAAACATGCATTTTGTGCAACTCCTTATCCCATACGCGAAATTTGAACTGTCCCATACCTTCTCAACCTCCAATAGATCAGAATTGTCCCAGCGGTTCCCGAGCTTTTGAGTACCATGTTGTCTATGCCTCCTCAATATCCGTTCGCCTGCCACTGATGGTTCACAGCATTCTTGGCAGCGTATGCCTCTGCGATCTGATCAAAGGTGAACCCCAGACGTTGCTCACCGAGTGAGTAAAAAATCCAAAGCCCTAATCGTAAGGATGTCTTGCGAATATGTGGGTCTTTGTGAAGACCCACACCACCAACATGATGAAGGATTTCGGTGAACACATATGCCGTACTGCCTTTCACTATTTCATCTGGACCCGGTGCATACAGATCCGCGGCAGGGAGATCGAGCTGCCGGGCAATGCTCAGAAAGAAATGCAGGCAATCGACGTATTCTTCGAGTAACAAGTTAATTGGATCTCCTTCGCCACTTCCTCCGCAATCACTGCATTTTTCATAAGGTAGTCCTTCTTGACCCTCCAATAAGAACGAACGGCTTGAAGGCCAATTTATATCACCACTGCCTTCACAGGTCGTGCATTCCGTTTGAACCGCTGTCCGTGGCTCCCGGTCATTGCTCCAATGCTTGAATCCGCGCCATTCATTCGCAAGCTCGCCAATCTCTACCTGGAGAGCCAGCACGGTGTTCTGCAGCAGGTCCTGCCCTTCCAGCCCCTTCTCTTTGATGATTTTGGCGTCAAGCTCCTTCTGCATTTCGTACATTTGCTCTAAGGTTAACGTCATACCGTTCATCTCTCCTTATATCAGGGAGGACTAACCTCCCGTTGGATAAATTGCAGTAATATCAAACCTCTATGCTTGCTTTTCCCGATCCTTCTCCAACCAGCAGCCTTGAAGCAGCATCCTGGGTTTGTGCTGCGAATCTTTCTTCCGTCCACATACGTTATGATTCCATCTGCCGGCGGCTTACCCCATTCTGCAACCGTTGCCGTCACGGCGAAACGAATCATTTCAGAACTTCGGATGCTTGATTCGTTTCGGAAGAGTGTGCATTCCCAGGCATCCATGCCGTCATCCCTTACCCCTGACCATGTCACCCATACAGCGTCACCAGCAGCTGAGCGGAGGACAAGGTTGCGTCCTGGCCTTGTGAACATCGGATGTCCCGGGCGCTGCCGGGAGTAATGACGATCAGCTAGTAGTCGGCATGAGCGATCACCTTTATGGGTGACGATCCATGGACCATATTGCTGAAGGTCGAGCATCAATTGATTCACAATGAAAACTCCATTTGTCCGGCGCCGACCGCCTCTTTGTACCGTTCAATTGTCAAAGCATTTCCGGATCCAGTGCAGAGCTCCGGCAGATTTGCGCGGACCAAAGCTTCTGCAAACGGCGGCGGTACGGCGTTACCGCAGCGGGCGACTTGCGCGCTCTTGGAATACTTCCTGCCGTCGGCGTCGACGTCGATGATATAATTCGGCGGGAAGCCTTGGGCGGCAAACAGCTCGTGCGGCTCAAGCATCCGCATGCCGATGTCGACGATCTGATAATCAACGCCATGGATGGTTACCAAGCCGAAGCGGTCCTTTGTGGTGACTGTATGGAGCGGCTCACCCAGCTGCTGACCGTTGTCGGCGCTGCCGTAGTATTTGAGGAGGAAAGCCCGAACCTCCCCGACGTGCATCCCGCCGGCGGTGATCGTCGGCATCGGCTCAGTGGTTGGCTGTCCGTCTTGGCAGGTGCCGCGCAGCTTGACCAGATGTGATGTAACTAGGCCCAGCGTGTGAGCGGCTCCGGCCGGTCTGGCTGCCCCTGCTCCGCTTGTGATTGTGTGCAGGGATTCGTCCATCTTGTGGCCCGTAGCGCCCGTTCGAAATTTCGTTATATGAGCCGTCACTAGAGCGCTATGACCACCACCGCCAGCGGTCACTGTTCCTACCGGATCATCGATGCTGCTGCCAACAGAATTTCCGAAATGTCGTGCAAGGAATGCTGCCACCAGTGCATGCTTTCTCCCACCGGAGACGACCGTTCCAAGTGGTTTATGGAGACCCGGCACCCTTGGCGCTTGGCCTGGTCCTTCGCCATATCCAATTTCGATAAGCGTAGGGCTTACAAGCAGGTGCTCTGCCTTCGTTGTCACGGTTGTCAGTGGATCTTCGGCCTTATATTGGAGTCGGTCCTCTCCGAATCCGGTTTGGCCGATCCGGGCGATGTAGGGAGTTACGATTCCCCAGCCGTTTTTTGCTGTCACTGTCTGCAGCGGTTCATCGATTGGTTGCCCCCGGAAGTCCGTACCGTGATGATTGACCTTGATCACGAATGGAGCGATGAACGGATTGGGGTTTTCCAATATGAAACGTTGCAGTCCTCGCGCTATTCGCCGTTCTGTATTCTCAGCCAGCTGTTTCTTCCGTTCAAAAATACTCGGGCATGGAATCGACCAGTCTATGATCTCCGCAGCAGTACGCCACGGTTTGCGTTTGCCTGCAAGCACTTCCGGGTTGTCAGGCGCGCCGTGCGTCGGCTCCGGCCAGACAATCGGGCGACCATCGCACCTGGCGACTAAGAAAAGACGCTTGCGGATAGTCGGGGCTCCAAAATCACATGCCCGCAGCTCTCGCCATTCAACTCGGTAGCCTTGCCGTCTCAGCGCATTCACGAAACAGTTAAACGTCCTGCCCTTCTGATCAGGATCCGGATACCCGTCTTTCATCAGCGGCCCCCAGGTTTTAAATTCCTCAACATTCTCCAGCATGATGACCCGCGGCCGGACTGTCGCAGCCCATCGGACGGCCACCCAAGCGAGCCCGCGGATTCCTTTTTCAACTGGCTTGCCGCCTTTGGCCTTGGAAAAGTGCTTGCAGTCTGGAGATAGCCAAACCAGCCCAACCGGACGCCCGCCGGTGACCTCCCGGGGATCAACATCCCATACGCTTTCGCAATAGTGCTCCGTCTCTGGATGGTTAGCTCTGTGCATAGCGATCGCTGCGGGATCGTGGTTAATGGCAATGTCCACGCTGCGGCCGGTTGCCATTTCAATTCCTGTGCTTGCTCCACCACCACCAGCGAAATTATCTACAATGATTTCTCGTATCACGGTCATTCCTTCTTATTCCTCCATATCTTGCGGATCCCCCATAATCTCATGTGGGTACAATTGATCTTTAATAAGGTGATATGCATCTGTCCGATCGTATAAAGGAGCATATCGGTACCGTTTATCATCATTTGTTCCTCGTCCGGCTAAGGCAATGTGACGGAATGCAGATGGCTTTTCCCGGCCGCTTCTCAGGACCGGAACCTTTAACGCAGCGCACCGACTCCTAGTAAGCAACACCGCAAATGGATATGGTGTATCGGTCCAACGCTTAGATATTGAGTTGTAGTAAGGTAATCCCGTTTCTAAAACTTCTTCCTTGGTAAACCATCCTTTGTTATTCGGCATTATCGTATCCCTCCGTTCGCTGACTTTTGGGCGAGGGTTTTCCGATCCATTTGCTCATTTTGCCACCTCACGAAGTCTTCGACGTTTGAAATCAAACCCCATCCGCTCCAATTTGCCGCGGACACCCAGCGCACTCTTTCCTAAGGTCTGGCCAATGGTTTCATAGCAATAACCTTCCTGAGCCATACGTAGCAGCGTCTGTACCTCATCTGGTGTATATTTAATCCGATTGTTCAAGCGCACCGGTCGCATTTTGAGATTAAGATCATGGATCCGTCGTTTTATGGATGCCTCCGATCGGTTAAACATACGGGCTAAATCTGGGTAGGTGATTTCGGTTTTCAGGATTTGGGCGAGTCTCTGATCCTCTGCAGGCGTCCAGTCAATAGATTGCCATGTTTTCTGAGATCGCAATTGATCGGCTTTGCGTTTTATCTTTGCCCATTCAGGTTCCGGACCAATTGTCCCAGGCTCCATTTTTGCTAGATTCAGTAATTCCTTATGCTCCTCTGCCCATTTCCAAAAATCTGCGTAGGAGATAACCCAGACTCTCGCACTTTGAGCAAACAGCTTCTTTCTAGCAGGCATTCCATAACGATTGATCCAGTTTTTCACGATAGTATATTCTCGACCAAGGGCTTTCCCTAGTTGGCAGACTGTAATACCGTCAAAGTTCATCCGCGGATCGGACAAGCCCATACGTTGAGCTTTAAGCTTTACGGCATTGATGCTTTTACCCAGCCGGGTTGATATCCCCTTTATGCTGGTTACTCCCCATTGATCCTGAAGGTAATCAATCTCCTCTTTCGTCCAATTAGGCACTCTCCCCACGCTCACACCCCCAACGACTGGAACTCTGTTCCCTCGGTATCGTCGATCGTGATCGTAGACATCCCGTCCCATTTCTCGCGGATCTCCTTGGCTTTTGATTTAACTGCGGCTGCTTGTTTCGGCTGCAGAACAATCCCCATCGCTTCTTCGTAATGCTGTGCTGCCTTTGCATAAGCTCTGCTATGCATGTAATTCATCCAGTTCCAGAATTTATGATTACTGAAGGTTTTCACCTTCTGAAATACTCGTCTGCGAGTCTGCTCATCCACCGTTAATTCCTCCCCGAGAGTTTCTTCTGATAAACGTGTGCGAATATATTGCCATGCTTTCTTCTGACGGCGCGCGCCCCTTTTGATGCGCGTTCTGTAGGCGTGTAAAGCGGTCTTGTCTTCGCTTCCTCAACTGTCCACCCGCAATCCCTGACTCTCTTTCGGAATGTCTCGTACGAGATACCGTTCCGAGCGGCTTCCTGGATGTCCTCGGGTTCAAAAAGCTTGATTCTGTAGTTGTCTAGATTTTTGATTATTTCTTTCGTGCTCATAACTGGTTTCGTAGCTGCTTCTTGCTTTGACCAACCACGGTAAACTCTTTTGAAATACAGCCTTTTAGATATCCCGTTCTTTGCAGCAATCTCCAACCATTTACGATGGATGGTCGTCTTCCGCGGCGAGGTGATGACCGCTCTATCCTTGTCCCATCCGAGTCCGCGGATTCGATGATTCACAAGTTCTCTCGAAACTCCATTTTGGGCGGCCAGTTCATATTCAGCCGGCGTAATGTAGTAGTCATAAACCTTCACAGGTTCTTCCCCCCCATTCTAGGAACTGACGTTCTGCAAGAAGCATGTATTTAGGTACCCCGGTCAGCTTCGACCGGGGCTTGCTTGCATCTATTTTTAGGCCACGCCGTGGCTCATCATTGCCTTTTTGACCTCTTCTTTGTACTTGGAGATTTTGCCGCTCAATTGCCCAGAGGTCATGCCCACTTCCTTAGCGATCTCCCTCCAGGTCACTCCATCCTTCCGTTTACGCTCGAAGAGACTTGGGAAGTCGAGCTGAAGATCCGGGAAGGATGGACGTTGGGAAAGGATGTATTGTTCCAATTCTTCCGGAGTGATCTCGACATCGCCAGCGGTCTGGGTTTCATCGTTAGCAGCTGCAACGACATCCTCCCCCGGGTCCTGATCAGTATCCTCGAAGCTCATTTCCCGATCACCTGGGGAATGTCCGTCTTGCGATCCCTGCATCCATTCCGGAAGATCGGATCCTTCCTCACCCATAATTCCCTTCTCATAGTCACTTAGCTCGTCGCCATCTTCTGCCGGAGTGTCTCCTGCCGGCGGCTCCCCTTCCGGATCTCCAGCCTGATCCTCGCCACGATCTGCTTCTTCTCCTGTTCCCGATTCATCAAGCCTCAGCTCCGCCTGGTTCTCATCCTTCTCAGGCTGCTCGACCGATGTCACCACGCCGGAAGCATCCGCAGTCACTCGGCGGCCGCCCGTGTAAAGCTTATACGCGTCGTCATCCACCTCATCAAAATCGAATGACATTTGCGGATCCCCAAGGAATACATTGAGCTCTTCACCTTGATTGTTACTTAAGAAGACCAAATGCGGTAATGCTGCTTTAAGTGGGAAGGTCAGTTTAATCTCAATAGACGATTCCCCAATTTTGATGCCTTTCGCTAATTCTCCAGTAAGCTTCGCAAAATCTTTCCCCATATCAATCACTTTCCTCTCTTCTTTTTCTTATTGGCCGGCTTCTTTGCTGGTGGATTTATAATGTTATGAATGACTTCTTGCTGCGGCTTGGTAAGCTCTACAGGCTCATGAATAGCTCTTATGACTTGCGCCAGGACGAAAGCATCCCGGACGTTATCACTTGGGTGTTCAAACCCCCAGCGTTTAAATATAGGCAAGATCAAATCGTCTTTTGATCCCTTCCCTACTCCAGTTGCAAATTTTTTGAGCTGGGTAGGAGCTACCTCGATGTATTTCTGTTTTCGCACATGCAGTCCAATGCGGATTGCCCAGCCTATTGCGTACTGTTGTCCCACAAACGAACCTGTCGACCCATGAGAGAATCCTTCAATGGCCACTTTGTCGGTTGGCTGGATTAACCGGAGTGTCCGGACAACGACATCGTTAATCCGGCCAGCATCTAACGCACCATCCGCTTGGATCTCGATCCTTTTCAAGACATTCCCGTCCGGGTCCAAAATAGCGACCCCTGTTTTGGTTGAGTGGTCAACACCGACGTATCGGTTCATATCCCCACCTTCTTCAGCTCTTCGGCTGCGTACCGATAAGCTGCCGCAGCTGCCTCGTCATCTACGACCTCCGCCTTCGTTTCAAGATCGTCAATAACCCTTTTGATTTCTTCTCGTACTTCCACGTTTCTTGGCCCTCCTTTTTCTTTTGGACTTCGACCAGCCACGAAGCACGAAAACCTCTCCTATCTGCTTGCCGTCATGATCGTATATGATTTCCCATGGTATCTCTTGAAAAAACGGATCAATCGAGGCCTCGCTATGCATATAACCGACCCCCGATCGACATGGCCAGATTGAATTCCTTCACGCCCTCTTCGATAAGAGCGAGCTCCATGTCAGCAAATTCGGCGAGCAGTTCCTGCTGATCGGGCACCATGCCGGTATGAATGTACCGTTGCCTCATGTACTCGTAAACGTGCCAGTGACTCCACCTGCTCATCACGCACCCCGCCGGATCGTCCGCGAGCTGCCAGTGTACCGATGAATCAGGACCATAGCTGCAGGTGTATCTCGCTCTACGAGCCAGTTTTCAGGGTTGAGTCCCCGATCTTTGATTTCAATTCTCTGCCGCCTCGTCGGCCGCTTTCCGTTCTTCATCTCCCATTAGCCTCCTTTGGCTTACGCGTATTGGCGCTTCTCCATATTGACCACCTTGTGCTGACGTGGTGGCTGTGGACCAGGATCCATATGAACCCGGTCGTAATTGACGAATTTATTAAACTGCTTCAGGAAGACCAACTCGACGGTTCCTACTGGACCGTTCCGCTGCTTCGCAATGATGATCTCGATGATGTTCTTCTTCTCGGATTCCTTGTCGTAGTAGTCATCCCTGTACAGGAAAGCCACGATATCCGCATCCTGCTCGATCGATCCGGATTCTCGAAGATCGCTCATCATCGGACGCTTGTCCTGCCGCTGTTCCACACCGCGGCTGAGCTGGGAAAGTGCGATGATCGGAACATCCATTTCCCGGGCCAAGTGCTTCAGCGTCCGGGAGATCTCCGATACCTCCTGCTGCCGGTTCTCCGCCCCTCTGCCCTTGCTGACGCTTGCGATCAGCTGCAGGTAATCGATCACGATCAGACCGAGTCCCTCCTGTTTCTTAAGGCGCCGACATTTCGAGCGGATATCATGGACCGTAATGCCTGGTGAGTCGTCGATTACGATATTGCTGCCGCCGAGGACGCCGGCAGCATTCGCCATCTTTGTCCAATCCTCAGCCCCCATATCCCCGATCCGGAGTTTGCTCGCCTCGAGTATGCCCTCAGCACTGACCATCCGAGTGACTAACTGCTCAGCGGACATTTCCAGACTGAAAATAGCAACTGGCTCCTGGACACGAGTGGCCACATTCTGAGCGATATTCAGGGCGAAAGCTGTTTTCCCGACCGACGGCCGGGCTGCCACGATGATCAAGTCGCTATTCTGCAAGCCCCCAAGGATGGCATCGAGGTCCGTGTATCCTGTCGCGATTCCGGTAACCTTCCCGGTTTTATACACTTCGGCCTTGTTCTCGGTCGACTCAATGACATCGATCAAAACATCTCTGACACGCTTGAAATCCTGTTTGGGAGCTGCCCGATCCGTTAGCTTGGCTGCGGCCGTCTGCATCTCCGCGGCAATGGTTTGGATGCTTCCCCCGGCCGTTGCCGCGGCGATCTGGGACTGAGCCGTTCGAATAAGCTCTCGCAGCAAATACTTCTCCTCTACGGAAGCAACATAGCTTTCGATGTTCGCCGCTGTCGGCACGGCATGAGCCAATTTCGAGAGATAACTAACGCCTCCAATGTCCTCCAGCTCGCCATTGTTCTGCAGCCGGGAAGCCAGTGTCACAATATCAATTGGCTCGGCTTCCTCTGCAAGTTCTGCCATCCGTCCGAAGATGATCTGATGCTCTTTGCGATAAAATGCTTTAGGATCTAGGGCTTCGGCGTGCTCGTAAACATCTGGCTTCACCAAGATAGCCCCGATCACTGAGCACTCAGCAGCCAAGTCATGCGGCATTTCTGGCATGATCATGTTAAGCACGTCCGAGTTTTGCATAGATAGACTCCTTCCAGCCTGGCGGCGGTGGGCACGCTTCTTGTTTAGCCCGAGCACGCTCGGCAAAATACTCTTGCGTGTAGGATTTCATGCGGTCACGCTCGATCTGTTCGCCGAGGCTACCTCTGATTTCTGAGATACCGGGCGGCCGTTTACTTGTCTTGATGTGCTGCTCGACATTACGCAAAGCTGCTTCAAATGGAAAATCCTTGAGATATTTGTAGTGGCGGTCGACCTCGTCGTCGCTGTCGTTAAAATATGGGTACTCTTGCTTGATTTCGATGAAAAGGTCGATTACCTCAGCTCTGTTCACGCTGTCGTTCCTCCCTTGCTCGTCTTCTTAAATCCTCAAGAGCCTGCTGCTGCTTGCTCATTCGTTTCGGTTGCTCTGGCTTTCCCTGGGCGACTCCAGCCATCGGCAGACTGGTAGTTTGGGAATTGCGCCAAGCTTCGTTGATTCCATCCACGTAGTATAAAAAGCTCGTCGGGTACTTGAATTCACTGCCCTCACGGATACGCTTGGCCTGAAGCAGGCTCTCCATAGTTGAGATGGTAAAGGGTACCGGCATCCCCCCGGCGACCATCCTACCCATGGCTTCGCGTTCACGTGGTTTTACGTGAAAATCTAGTTTGCCATGCAATTTGCAATAAGCGTTTAAAATGGCGATCATTCCGTCAGCCCGAGATGTTAACCCAGACTCATCCTCAAACCACTCCCTGTCAGTAGTAGTAATAGGAGTAGTAGTAGTAATATCTTTTAGATCAGACATTTCTGTCCGATCACTCGGTAAAATTTCGTTGTGATCGGACATTTCTGTCTGATCACTAGGCAGATGATCGGACATTTCTGTCTGATCACAGGTGCTATGATCAGACAAATTTGTCTTGTCACTGTTCCCATGATCGGACATTTTTGTCTCTTCACCGCCTGGGTGATAAGACATTTTTGTCCGATCACTTTCGACTGATCGGACATTTCTGTCCGTGTATTTCTTTGAATTTTTAACTGCTAAGATCAGTCCGCGTGGAGCTCTGGTTATTCGTATGTAATCGTGTTGCTCTAAGGTGTCCAACCAGCGACTAACTGTCTTTTCATTAACTCCGAAATGTCCTGATATCTCAGACAGTTTCATAGGCTTCCCGCGAAGAACAAATCCCCAGACAGTCCCCTCCTTCTCCTCCTCAGTAGTGGTGGAGCTGATGCACCAGAGGAACAGCCATATCGCGTTGCCTATGTTTTTGTAGTGTCTTGGCTCAAGTAATCCGGAGTACATCGGAAAAGGGTAACTGCCTTCGGGCATTCGCTCATCCCCTAACTAGGATTCAATCTCTTACGACTTTGATGAAGGTTCCTTTTACACCCTTGCTCTGGGCGCCTGTCTGCAGCCCATCCGTAAGGGAATCAAGCATAGTTCCTAGCATGGGTCCGTACCCCTGAGGCTCAAAGTCAAATCCGATCAAAGAGCCGAGTGTAAAGGCAACAGAAGTATAGAAATGGCCGTGCTGATCAATCCCCGCCTTCTTCGCCTCCTCGTTCTTTTCAGTAAGAAAATCGACGATCTCCTTCGTACGCTGCTGAAGCTCCTCTTTTGTCATTTCATTGATTTGGTTCATATCGCACGCTCCTTCTTGATTCTCTCTTTCCATTCTTTGTCACCCAAGCATTGGCCGTACGTTATCTCAAAGTACCGGCGCCCGCAGACGAAGGAGACAAACTTCCCAGTCGCCCGTTCGTAATACATTCCGTTTAAGGCCGGCTGATCGGACATTTCCTCGTAATCTCCGAAGAGATCTAACTGCACAGGCTCACTCAACCTTGACGCCCCCTTTCGTCCCGAAGGTATACGATCGGGTATTTAACTTTCACTACAGTCCACCCGGGATAGCCTCGAGCGAAATACGCGCGTGTCTCCCGCTTAAACTCTTCCGGATCAGATTGCATTAAGCTCCAGATCCGCTCGCCCATCATGCTGCGCATTAAAGGTTTGCCGTCGATCATCGCCCGGCCACCCGGACCATCTTTCCAGTCACTTCCTGAATTTCTCGTTTGAAACGTTCCTCATCGCTATTACCATCCGATAAGTGCAATAGCCAAATCTCTTGGACTTTGCGGGTATCATTGGCTTTCAAGAAATCTTTTACATGTTCCAGACCAAAGTGCGACTTCAGCAGTCGTTTCATTTGTCCTGGATGCAGGTGGCCGGACGCCACCCGTTCCCTTACGATGTCCATCGAATAATTGCATTCCACCATGATGTGGGTTAGATCCCGGAAGCGATGTCGGCAATAATAGGTGTCCGTCAGGAAGACTAGCTTGTCTCCGGCTGTATTGGCCAGCAGGAACCCTAGTGGCTCCTCGACGTCGTGCTGTATGTCAAAGGGGAGAATCGACCAGGTGCCAACATGAAACGGCTCCAATGCCTTGATGACCTTCAGACGATGCCCGGAGAGTCCTCTGGCATCCGCTGTCCCTTGGCTGGTATAAACGTTGATCCCCGCCTTCATAACGTCTCGAGCGGCCTTACTATGGTCCATGTGTTCATGGGTGATAAGGCAGCCGGCTATCTCAGTCATGCGAAACTTCAAAGCTCGCTGCAGGGATTTGAAAGGAAAGCCGGCCTCCAGCAGGAGAGCGGTATGCCCGTCCGAGATCCGGTAGGCATTACCCGCGCTGCTGGAGCCGAGGCATTGAATGTCGATCATCAGAAATCAGGCCCCTCAGTGCCGAACGGAGGAATATCATCCGGATGGATTTCGAAATCCATTTCTCCTTGTCCAGCCGGTTCTACATTGCTCTTAGATGAGCGAGTTGTTTCCTTTGGCTGTTCCGGCTCCGGTTCAGCTTCAGTTGTCGCAGGAGGCGTAATGTCGATGACGTTCTTATTGGCATTTGCTCTAATCTCCTCATTGACCTCGGATTCGGCGAAATCACTCTCCATTTGCTTCAGTCGGAGATAATCATCATCAATCTTTTGACTATCAATGGTGATATCACTATGGGCGGCCCGATATACCGTCTTCCAGCACATTTTCTCGTACCAGCCTTCGACCTTTTCCTTGCCGACCTTCTGGCCATTTTCCCATTTGTCTTTCTCGCCACCCCAGAATTCTGGGCTGGCATGGTCCGGCTTCCTCTTCTCGATTTCAGCGATGGTCATCATGACCAATTTGTTCTTTTCCGGGTTCTTGGTATACGAATGGAAGTAAAAGCCCCCGACGATCTTCCCGCGATCAAAAGCATTCTTAATTTCAAATTCGTACCCTTCATGTGGATGATTGGCATCCTTCTTAATTGGTCTGAAATAATCATTAGAATAAACGAGTTCAACCGTGACGTGATCCGGAACGTCCAGCCCATACTTTACAGCTTTGAGCTCCAACCCCCGATACCCCTCAATGAATCCAATGTCGTACTTGCCTGTATTGTTATTCTTGAATGGAATCAGACTGATATGATTAGGCTGTGAGGGATCAAACCCGATTCTGGCGTAGGCAACAACATCCCGCGCAAGCTTTTCCATATTGACATTGTTCCAGGTGACCGGAAGCGGATCCCGATATCGTTCCGATTTCTTCAGCCGTTTCTCTTCAGTAGACTTTAGAACCGCGTCCAAGGCGACAAAGTAGTTCTGAGCGAGTCGTTTTTGAAAGTTCGTCAGGGCCACTTCACCAACGTTAGAACCGAACTCGGCTATAACCTTGGTCATGAACCTCTCGGACTGAGTTGGCTCTTTCTTGGTGACAGCCGCTTGGTTTTGGGTAGTCAATTAGATCGCCTCCTGCATGTTTTGGGTTACGACGCGTAGCTTCTTATCCTTCTCGGATACGACCAAACGGATCAGCTGCGCCTCGGTGTCGATCAACTGCGTAACCGATTCAGCGTTGTCAATGAAGATTGGTGCGATAAAACCATAGTGTTCGCTGAGGGTATTGATAATGTCCAGACCGACATTGATCTGAGCGGCATTGTTAAGGCCACCGTCATACGGAACGCCGTTATAAAGCGTCTTGCAGACATCGTTCAGGCCTCCATTGAGTTGTTCTTCAAACAGCCGGAACCGGGCGTATTTGAATTTGCTGTTAATTTTGGACTCGAGTGCGGAAACCTTGGTCCGCGTAAACTCCTCCGTCAAGTAGAGCTCATGCTGCAGCCGCTCGTATTCGGCAGCCAGTTTGCGCTCCTGTTCGGTCAATTCGGCGATTCGTTTTTCAATCGCAGCTGCTGCAGCAATTTTCAACTTATCCGATTCGAGCTCGCTGACTTGATCCCTTAGCAATCTGATTTCGGCTTGAACCTTGCTTGCAGCATCGGATGCTGAGGACCGAAGCTGCTCAATTTCAGAGCGTACAATCTCGGCTTCCTTTTGTTTGGCTTGATACTCTCGATCGTCGGCCGGATCGGAAATGGCTGCCTGCAGGTCGCCTAGCTTTGCTTCAGCTGCGGATACTTCTTCTTGCTTCACCGTCAGTTTGGTCTCTAGAACGGACAAACTCTCTTCTAGATCAAACATGCAATGTTTGAGCTTTCTGACTTCTTCTGCAGTGGCCTTACCTTCGGCAGAGATACGTTCAAGCCGCTGGGATTTGGAAACGTTGAAGTCAGCCAGTGCCTTGTCCTTCGCAGCATGTACTTGATCAGCAGGGAGAGCTTGTCCGCATGTCGGGCAATTATCGTCATGCTGATGTTCATGGGCGGGGAACTCCAACCCGTTAGCAGCATGCCATTCCTCCCGCAGCCGTTCCGCTTGGCTCTCAGCTCTTGCGATTTGCCGCTTGTACTGTTCAATCTCACGCTGCCCGGCAGAAATTCGCGCTTGCAACTCGGATGCTTCGCCGCGCAGTTGCATCAATCGTTCTCTTTGCTCGTTCACGGCTTGCAAGCCATCTGCTTGGACTCTGTGTTTGATGTCCGTCAGTTCAGCGTTGATCTCGCGTAGAAGAATCTCCTTGGCCGACAGCTCGCCCCCGGACTGGATACGCTGCAGCTCCGCGGTCTTAGCGTCTATCCTGCCGCGCAAGGTGTCGATGTCTTCCTGTAGCAGTTCAGCGTCCAAATCGGAGACATCCGGCATGTCACGGTATTTCTCGTCGATCCTTGTCGGGATCTCTTTTATTTCCTTATTGATCTCCGCAAGCGATGATTTAATCAACTGCTTGTGCTTTTCAACGGATCGCTCCTCCAAGATCGCTGCCAGTGGAGTTAGCTCCTTGTTGCTGGCGATAATCTCCGCATCGGTCATATCTCCGCATACCTCTAGCAGTACTTTTCGGCGGGCCTCCGGCTTCAGCACCTCGTTAAAATAAGAAGGGCTGGTGAGAAGCTTGAAAACATCCTCGCTGATCAATGCATCAACTTCGGCCCTGTACTCTTTTTCCTTAACAGGAACCCCGTCGACGAAATAATTGGTTGTATGGCCGTCGAATACAGATGTGGCTGATCCCCGTTTCTGTGTCCATTTTTCACTGAACACTCTCCGGAATGTTCGGCGTCGCTGGTTAACCAGAAGGACTCCCTCAACTTCATGATCAAGGCCATGCCGTACAACTTTGCCGGCCTTGTCCAGCTCTTTTATTTCAAACTTCTGTTCGGACCGATTGGCACTATCCTTTCCGAACAAAAGCCAAGTGAAGCCATCAAACAATGTCGTTTTGCCAGTTGCATTATCACCAAAGGCATCCACATTCCCGCCGTTGGCGTCGAGAACGAATTCACGGAATCCCTTAAAATTACGGAACGTCAGGCGCTCCAGGACAATCTTCATCAAGCGATTTCCTCCTTAACGGAATACTCGAGACCGACGTCTTGGACCGTTGGCTCGGGCTTCTCCGGATATTTCATATTTTCGAAATGCTGGCGGATCGCATATTCGATCTCAGCCAACTGCTCATCGTTACAATGAATCTCTACTGTGCCACTTTTAGCACGAACCGACAGGATCGTCGGCGTATACATTCTCTGGGGCTGCACCACGGTTTCTATGCGTTCGCCAGTAATATCAAGCGACATCGCTGCTCCCATGTTAGATCACTCCCTCTTGTGTGATTTGCCCCCATCTGGTATAGTGGGGGCATCAAAATTAAATTTTGGCACCAGATATGACCCGTTGCTGCGGGTCATTTTCTGTTTGGTCGTGTTCAGCAATCGTCTGCCATTCCACGATCACCGGGCAGTTTTCGATGCTGGCAATCAGGGCATCATTTTCGTCGAGCACATGAAATTCGGAGAAAATCCCGTTGTCGTGCTCATAACCGACCTGCTTAATCTCGATGACCTCCCGGCCGTTTACCTCAGTTCCGACTTCAAAGATCCGAGTCGGATTACTGACCACGGTTAGCTTTTGGATAATCTGCATTAATGATTTGCCCTCCTTTCCTTGGCCTTGATCCTTTCGGCTTGTTCGGTTATTACCAAATCAGGCTCGAAACTTTCTTGATTGAGATAAACGGTTTTGATGATCGTTCCTTTGAAGTAGATGTCGCCTCGGATAAAAACACCAGATGGCCACATGTCCTCTAAACATACCTCTACGAAAAAAATCCCGCGTGAAACGAAGTAACCTCGGCCGTTCTCCAGTTCCACCATTCCCGTTGCCGATCCAACAAGTTTCTTCAGAGCCCGTTCGGCGTGGCTCTTCGGCAATTTAGGTAATTTAGCCATTCCATCTCTCCTTTCCTATATATTTGATGCGTTCAGCCGCATCTCTCGACGCCAGACAGGAGTAAGGTTATGATACTGTCCGACGCCGGGAGACAGGGCCGAAGCTCTGTCATCTGTACCAAAGTGTAGATTCGATTTGTCCCAACGCTTCAGCCATCTCGGGTACAGGTAATGTTTTCAACAGGGACGCTGCATTGCTCCAATTCAGATAGGCTTCTTCTCGCTGTTTCTGGAGCTCGTTCAATCGTTGAAGATTGTCCGGATCCTCCTGGATGAATTTTGCGATGGAATCAGTGCTGGCCCGAAGTGCCAGTGTCGAGGATATATACGCTGCTGCAGGTGATACGGGGGCCGTCATAGCTCAACCCCCTTGCGCTTCTGACGTTCAACTATTAAAATAGACGACAAGAGACTCTTAAGACGTGCTCTCAACCGAGACTGCCCTGCCCGGCGGTCTTTTTTCATTTTCATTTCTTTTTCAGCGAATCTAATCATGTTGTTCAGATAGTCGATTCCATTTACAAGTTTGTTGGAATCGATCATCTTATCCGGATTGCGAACGATGATCTGCAGGTTATGTTCCGCGTTTCTTCCAGCTTGCAGAGCTTGCTTTACCAAAGTTTCTCTCAACAAGTTAAACCCTCATTTCATATATTTTTTGGCTTTCAAGGTAGAGCGGTGCTCTTTCCAGGTGGCCAACCACGAGAATGAATACTCCTTGCAAAGCACCGCTGCCAGATGGGTCAGCGCGGTGATCGCCTCGACCGTCTCCATAAGCAGCCGCTTAATCTGCTGACGTTCCGACTCGTCGATCTGCTCATTGGTCTTGCTGATTGGGGCTTGTCCGGATGCAGCGAGCACTTCCTTGATTTCCTCGATGCTCTTGATCAGAACGCTTGCTCTATGTAGATCCACATTGTTGAGCCAGGGGGCAAAGGCACCGCCAGTAACCTCCCCAGCTGCCGCAATGTAGAGTTGGCCGTCATCGTAATGTTTGACTGTTGATGCCATTACTTCATTAGAAGGCTTCCTGGTCCCCTTTATGACTTTGCCGATCAGGGAAGCATCTACGTGAGCTGCCGCGCCGGCCGCCCCCCGTGTCTCCCCTTTTCGTTTCAGCACTTCTTCGAGTGCTGATCCAAACTGTCCGATTGCCATCGTTTAATCATTCTCCTTTGTCCGATTTAATGGGAGATGACGGACAAGGATTTGATGTATTATGAAGTTGTGAGCAAAACCTTCCCCTCTCGTCATCCCCTTCGCCGCTGGCAGCTGGTACCGCTCCGGCGGCTTTCTTCTATCCTCTTCAGACTATCCGACGCCTCTTTCAAAACTCTTTTTCTTTCAAGCTTTGAGAGGCTCTCCGGGTTTACTGCATAATGCGGAAGCGACATATCCAATGCGATCTCAACATCTATGTTCTTGAGTAAGCTTCTAGTTACGGTTGCTGATACACAGGCGGTTCTGGAAGTTTGGCGTATCCAGCGAAAGCGCACTAGGCAACACCACCATTGCGTTTTTTCTTCCACTGCTCGCCAGCATTTTGATTAACCCAAGAGGTGTGCTCGTCTATCCACTTCAATAGAAGACCTGTAGGGATTCGAGGGTGCCCGAATTCCCTGTTTACCGGAAAATCCGGTCTGTTGAATAGCTCTGCTGTCTTGGATTCGCCAATTCCCAACAGTTCCATAAACTGCGTTCTGGTTAAAACCGGCGGCAGCTCGCGGGTTAAATGTCCTTTCACTGCATCGGCGACAGCTTCTCGGATCATTTTTTGAAGATCCTCAACTTCAATAACAACAACTGCCATGTTCTCTCCTCCCTATTTAAAATTTCACAAGTACATAGCGCGTCTTACTCTGATCAGGCCACATGCTGTGCAATGTCCATCCTTCGGACAACAATTCATTTACTTTCGCATAATCAAATGTTTCCTTGACTGCTGTTGCTTCGGAAAGTTGGTGTTCCATCACCCAACCTCCTTCCGGATGTGATTTTCGGCATTATTGTTTATTGGTAACATTTCGTTGCTTTCCTGTTCAAAAAAAAGAGTCCAATTGAAATCTAGAGCCTTTCCTATCGATTGAGCAGCACGGACGCTTGGATTTCTTTGACCACTTTCAATCATCCCGTAATATTGACGCGTGATACCAGCTTCCTCTGCTACTTCTTCTTGGCTCTTATTTTTAGTTTCGCGAATGGTAGCCAACCATGTCCTGATCATCTAATCACCCCCATATGCAATTTTTTGTTGCCTTTGATCTTAATTATACGCAACTAATAGTTACTGTCAATACTAAAATGCAACTTTTTGTTACACATATTTTTAGAAACAATTTGTTGCGTTATAATTATGTATATATTTCAAAAGGAGGCAACCGTATTGCTCGCACAGCGATTGTATTACTTACGGCAACAAAAAAAGAAAACGCAGGCTGAATTAGCGAGCTTATTAGGTATAACTCGACAAGCATACGGATATTACGAGAAGGGCGAAAGAGAGCCAGATACTGAATCATTGAATTTGTTGGCAGATTATTTTGAAGTATCTGTTGATTACCTTTTAGGCCGGACGGACAACCCCCGTCCAACAGATTATGGAGATGATATTGATCCTAAGGAACTCGCCGAATTTGAAGCGTTCATCAATAACCCAAATCACGGTATTTTTTTCAGGGACTATTTGAGTGCTCCCGAGGAAAGAAAAAAAGAGTTGTTGCAGTTCTGGAGGTTCATTAAAGAAGCAGAAAAGGACCGGAAACCCGGTGATCGACAGGGTGAATAGAGCAAGTACCTCAGCCGATGGGGAATGAACCAAGTGGAATAAATGAAGAAAGTTATTTCAGTAATCATTTTTACAGTGCTAATACTTGTTGGTTGTGGTCCTTCGATAGAAAAACAAACGGCTGATTTGAACTCGAAGGCAAATGACGATTACTACAAGGGATACCTGAAAGAAGCGATAATTTCCTATGAAGAGTCACTTAGATTGAAAGAAGATCCCGAGATTAGTGAAAAACTCTCGCTTATCAAAGCCGAACACGAGGCTGTACTTGATGTTAGAAGGCGTTTTGAAATGCTTGATGGCTATAGAATAACGCTGAATACTTCGACAACTATTGAAGAACTGAAAGAGACTATTGAAAACATCGAACAAGTTCTTGATTATATTCCTCGTATTAGTTCGCCAGAAGGAACGCCTATTTATGGATATCTAAGCGAACTTCCATCTAACTATGGTTACACTACCATCAAGTATGAAGCTTCTTTGTTATCTGCTGCTACAAATGGAATTATTATAGACAGTAAAAAACAAAGAAGCGCGGAAAGTCTCTCGTCATCGATTGAATCGTTTTTAAAGAATAATAACCAGTTTCCTAGTTTCTATAAAGAATAAATTCCAAATGAAATAAACAACGCAGCAAATTGGATAAAAAGCTGCTATCTAAATATTTTAAGCCAGCAATGGCTTTTCTTTTTAAATAATTAACGAACATACATTCTTATATAGGAGGAGTTTCCCTATGATCAGAATTGGAGTTTTTTCTGGATCTGGGCGCCTTTCAAAACTCGAGCCTGTGATCATTAAAGGAACGGCAAGCACCTTTGATTCCCTTAATACCAATCGTCTCGCCATTCTTGAAGACAAACCTGCGACCAACAAAAGAGAAGAACAATCATCCTAAATCATTACTTTTTAGCCGGAAACGGCTTTTATATTTACGGTTATTTCGAACATACATTCCTGTAATCGGAGGTTGCAACATGTTTAGATTTTACAAACTAACCCCTCTAGAACAATTTGTCGAAGACTTATACTTGACACACGGAATTCTCTCTCCAAAGCAATTGAATATTGGGGAAGTAGCGCGATGTTTAAATGTTTGGATATATTACAAACCAATCACAAGTAGAGGTCTCGAACTTACTCCTGGTATGTATACAGTAAATATCGATAGTCGTCTTGCTTCTGCCGAACAATGGCTAGATTTTCTTCATGAGCTCGGCCACCTTCTTCGACATTCAGGAAATCAAACGATATTGCCTAAACTTTTTACTCAAGCGCAGGAAGCAGATGCAGAGAATTTCGTTCTATACGCCGCCATGCCGTTTTCAATGATTAAACAGATACAACTACCCGGAAGCCGAATGGAGATAATTCAAACCTTAGCCTCAACGTTTAGAGTGCCGCTTAAATTGGCCGAAAAAAGGCTGGATCAGATTCGAAGGAGAGAGTACGAAGGCAGTCTCTTGAACTCATACATAAAATTCAACATTGCCCGCTACCAGCCGGCTTCCTCGCCCGGAAAATCCGAAACGGCTATTTATGCATACTACGACCCGTCAGACGATAACATTGCGCCTGCTCAAATTATAATCCAGGTCGATGAACAAACTTTGTCGACCCAGGATGAGCTTTTATTTTCACCAAATGGCCCTTTTGACCGGATTGAGGAGCAGCAACTCCAATGCTTTGCCGACTGTAAACCGGTTAAATTTCATGATCTGGATTACACCAGGGACAGACGAATAAGTTTACGCTTAAAAAATCTCGCCATCAGGTATTATAATTCCGCCTTCAAGTTCATTGTTCAACGAAAGGATATAGAGCAAGTACTGCATTTTTACGGGGCGAATTTTTAAGGAGGGTTAGGAATGGCTAGCTATAAAAAAATCCCCGCTAATAATAAGCAAGGATATAAATGGATATGCACTTTAGAGGGGCCGCCGGATCCAGTTACGGGAAAGCGTAAGCAGGTCCCTCGCCGTGGTGAGACGAAAAAAGAGGCTTATGATCGAGCGAAAGCAGTCGTCGATGCATTGAATAGTGGCCTTGATTTGAAAAAAGCAAAAAAGACCACCTTTAAAGATGCAGCTTATGAATGGCTTGATACTTACTCAAGAAGCGCGGTAAAAAAGAGCACCATTCGCCAACGATCAAAGACACTGCTTGTTTTGTTAAAACATCTTTCCCAAATAAACATCGATCGAGTAACACACCACCAGTATCAAAAAATTCTAAATACACTTTTTGATGAAGGTTATTCACAATCGTATCTCCGAAGCATTCATATTGTAGCAAACATGATATTTAAATGGGCCATATTGAACAACTTAACAAAGATCAATCCATGTATAGGTGCAACAATTCCAAAACGTAGACTTACAGTTGAAGATATAGAGCGAGATGAAATTGAAGAAAAATATTTAGAGAGAGAGGAACTTCATGAGTTTCTTAGCGCTGTACTCCAACGGGGGTTGTATGGAGATAAGGAAATATTTTACCTGCTTGCTTTTAGTGGACTCCGCCCTGGGGAACTTTGCGCGCTTAAGTGGGCGGATATCAATTTCAAGACACGCGATGTTAGAGTGTCGAAAACTTTATACTCGCCTGAAAATAACATGTACACCGCTGAAGTAACCCCACCTAAAACTGATGGGTCAGTCAGAACCTTCGATGTGGACGAGCAGATTATCACTATGTTGAAGGATTTTAAAGAAAAACAAGATGCCAGACAATCTCTGTACAAAAAGCATAGCGATGACTTTTATGATGAGAATTTTATTTTTGCCAGAGTTAACGGAAGGCCTATAGGTCAAAAGTTTCTCCGAGATCGGATGAACCGAATTTTAAAGAGACTAACCATCAAGAAAAATGCGACACCTCATATTTTACGACATACCCACATAAGTATGCTCACAGAAGCAGGTGTGGATTTGCCTACTATTATGGCTCGGGTTGGTCATGATGATGAAAAGACAACACTAAGAATTTACACCCACGTGACAAAGAAAATGAAAAAGAACGCTTCTGAAAAAGTGAAAGTTCACTTCGGAAGCATTCTTGATTCTATGTTTGTGCCGAAAATGTGA